TCCGTGGGGCGTACCTCCGTGGGGCGGACCTCCGTGGGGCGGACCTCCGTGGGGCGGACCTCCGTGGGGCGGACCTCCGTGGGGCGGACCTCCGTGGGGCGGACCTCCGTGGGGCGTACCTCCGTGGGGCGGACCTCCGTGGGGCGTACCTCCGTGGGGCGGACCTCCGTGGGGCGGACCTCCGTGGGGCGGACCTCCGTGGGGCGGACCTCAGTGGGGCCAGGCTCGCCTGGCGGTCGCACGACCTGGTCGCCGAGCTGCTGGCCCGCGCCGTGCCGACGCCCGGGTCCGCCGCCGACCTCCGCCCGGTGCACCTCCGCCGCCACGCCCTGATCGGCCTCATCCTGGCCAACCGGGGCTGGTGCTGGGCCGACTTCGCCAAGATCCCGCTCAGCAAGGGCACCCGCCGCTGGGCCCTCAAGGCCCTGGCGGCCTACAAGGTGGACGGCGACGACGCCCCGGCCCTGATCGCCAGGGCCGCCGCGAAGATCAAGGCCCGTACGCCGCAGGTGGCGGCATCCGGCCACCCGCCCGAAAACGGCGCGGAGGCCGTTGACCCGCCGCCGCCCGGGTGATAGCGTTCAGACCGAGCGCGGCCTGCGACCCGCCCGACCCGAACACCGGCCACGCCATCCAACCCCGTCGGGGGCGGATGATGGTCCGTGCATCGAAGGCCCTCGGCGGTGTGTCGCAGCCCGTCCGAGGGCCTTCGTTTTTGATCGTTCCGCGAGGAGTTACCGTCAGTCTCACCCAGGCCGTTACCTGCGATCTACTCGCCAAGTTGCTTCGCAGATAGCGCCGTCAACGTAACCACTCTAACATGCCAAATGCCGCAAGGGCGGCGCGGTCGGAGCAGACCGCGCAGACGCCCAGACCGCGTCGCGTCGCGTGCGACCCGGACCGCCCCATCGCGATTCCGCGCGACCCCGATCGGGATCTCGCGCTCAAGGACGACGAGCAGAAGGTGCTCAAGGCGTTGCTCTCGCTCGCCTTCGAGGACCGTCGCATGCCCGGCCTGCGCCGCTGGTGCTGCTGGGCCCACAACGACACCATCCTGGACGCGGTGAACCAGATGGGCCAGGCCAAGGGCCACAGCTACTTCGACCGGGCCCTCAAGCGGCTCAAGGCGAAGGGCCGGGTCCTGAGCCAGAACATGACCGAGTTCCGGCGGTGGCTGATCGAGCAGGCCCCCCGTCACGGCATGTCGTGTGACCTGCCCCCGCCCCTCCGCCAGCGCCGGGGGCGGATGCTGATCATCGTGGGCGAGCTTCCCCCGGTCGTCTCCGAGGCGTATGGGCCCCTGGAGATCCCGCCGCCCGACTCCCCCGCCGAGCACCCCGATTTGAGGAGTTCGACTCCCCAAAGTGAGGAGCCGGACCTCCTCAACTTGAGGAGCGCCAATAGAGGGGAAATTCCTATGGATCTTCCGGACTATGGATCCAACTCGTCGTCGACGTGCGTGTGCGAGCCCCCGACGAGGACGACCGACGACGACGGGATGGATCCCGCTCGGGAGACGGACCCCTACCGGGCCCAGCTCCTGGCCGACATCGCGGCCCACCCGGGGAACAAGTTCCTCCGGATGGCGCTCCGCAGCTACGACAATCCCCGGGCCGAGGAACCCCGTCGGCCGACGACGTTCGTCGAGAACCCGGCGGCGGGCCGCGAGCGGTCCGTGGTGGCCCTGTCGGCGACGACGACGGATCCTCGGACGCCCGGCGACGACGACGCCCCAGGCGGGCGTATAGGCCGCCAGACGGCCGACCGGTTGGCGGCGCAGGTCCGGGCCCTCCGGCCGGGAGACGACGACCAGGTCGACCGGATCGCGGCGGGCCTCATCTCGGCGATGGACGCCGACCACGACGACGAGCTGGTGGCCCTCTACACCGGTTCGATCCGGCTGGCCGCCTCGGGCGGCCTGGCCGACGCGGTGGCCGACGCCATCCGCCAGGCACCGAACGGTGCCAACCCCCGGGGGCTGCTCAAGAGCCTGCTCCGGAAGATCAGCGCAGCAAAAAACCCGCCGCCGGGTCTACTCGCCAAAGTGCTCCCGGCGGCGGGCCGTAACCACTATCCCCGCCAACCCCATTGTACGGTGGTCAAATGACCAGAACAACAGAGTTTGCGGTATTGGCAATCCTTGCCTTGACGGCAGGGTCGCCAGTGGAGCGGATGGGGATCGAACCCACAACCTTCGCATTGCGAAGGCTGGGGGTTTGGGCAAACTGGAATGCGCAGGTAAGCTTTCCGGCCTCGGCAACGACTGCCGAAGGTGACGCCAATCCCCCAGCGGACGCCACCGAAATGTCGACGAGCGACATCATCAGCCCCAGGCCCCTGCCCCAGTTCGCCCTGGAGATCCTCCCGCTCTACGAGCCGCCCGCCCGATCGAGGGCCGCCTGGTACAAGGTGCGCCAGGTCCTCTCCGAACTCCAGGAGGCCGGCGCCGTCACCACGGCCGACCTCACGGTGGACCTTATAACACGGTGGCTGGCGGCGCATCCAGGGCGTTCCCCCCAGACGACGAAGGGGATGCTCGGCTACGTGTCGGCCGTGTGCCAGTACGCCATGTACCGGAATTACCTTGGGCGCGACCCGTTCCGCTTCCGGCGGCACTGGATGCGGGAGGTCCCCCTGCCCGACGACTACGACCCCGACGCGGAGGAGGCCGCGAAATTCCACCCGATCGAGGCCATCGGGCGGGTGCTCGGATTGCTCGAATCCGAGCGTCGGGAATCGTGGCGGAATCACCGCCTGTTCGCGCTCGCCGCGACGGCCGCCTACACGGGCATGCGGAAGAACGAAATCCTCATGCTCCGGACGCGCGATTTCAAGGACGATTTGTCCCTCATCGAGCTGGTGCCGCGCAGGCGTAATTTCAAGACCAAGAAAAGCGCCGCGCCGATCGTCGTCTGCGACGCGCTTTCCGTGGTGCTGCGGCGATGGATCCCGCACACCGAATGCGACTGGATGTTCCCCAACCTGAATCGCGCCTCGCCGTGGACCAACGGGACGCCCGGCCACAAGCCCCTCGACCAGCTCAAGTCGGCCGGCGAGCGGGCCGGCGTGGCGGGCTTCACGTTCCAGTCGCTGCGGCATTCCTGGGCCACCCACGCGGCCACGGCCTGGGGGCTCACGCCGGCCCAGATCCGCCAGCAATTGCGGCATTCCGGCCAGCTCACGCAGCGGCATTACATCCACGCCGAGGCGGCCAACCTGCGGGGCCCGGTGAAGGGGATCACGTTCAGGCCCACGGACAGGGGAGGGCGCGCGGATGGCCAGGAAGGCACGTCTCTCGGCACGTGAGGTCAAGGAGTCGCGGGCGTCGGAATTGATGCGGAGCATGCAGAGGAATCTGCGGCTCTCCGGGGACGCCCTGCGCGCGGCGAATGAGGACGCGAAACTGCTCGGGAAACTGCTCGCGGAATTGACCGAGAAGGAGCCCCCCCAGTGCTCGGATTCTACGCCTTCGAACCGCGCCGAAAGCTGACCCCCGCGCAGCAGCGTTTCGCGCGTCGATTGCTGCTCGGATTCGAGGGCGAATTCCCGCGCGAAAATGACCGTGCCGGCGGGCATGAAAACGGCCCTCCGGATGGCATGGAAAACACCGCGCCGGATGGCCAACAAAACGGCCGTCCGGATGACCCAAAAGACACCGCGCAGGAACGCGAAAAAACACGGTGCGCCGACGCGCCGATTTCGCCCTCCGCGCACACCCAAAGACGGAGCGCAAACATGGACAGCGAGAAGGCACCCGGATACCGGCCGCTCACCATCCTCGGCGACGTGTGCCAGGGGTGCGGTGAGTCGGTCCTCAGAGTCAGCTACGCCAACGGCGAGCGGATCACCTTCGGCCTCTGGCCGTGGTTCTCCTGCGACGGCGATGCCCTCATGGCCAACCACGAATGCAAGGGCACCGACGCGACCGAGGTGGCGACGATCGAGATCGTCGCGGCCGGCGGGGCGAACCCGGAAGGCGGTGACTCGTGAACCGCCTCACCCCCGAGATCGTCTCCGACGCCTTCGCCCGGACGGGCATGGAGCCGCTCCAGCTGTCGTACTTCTCCCTCCCCGCCGAGGGGCAGCGTCGGCAGTGCTGCGGCCTGTATGCCGTCGCCGTATCTCGCGAGCCGGTCTCACCCCACTCCGGCCTGATGTTCCTCAATCGGCTGTCCGAGCTGGCGGGCGTGTCGATCGACTATGCCCGGGCCTTCGCGTGGGGCTGGGATTGCGAGGCGCCGGACTCCAGCCGCCGGTGGTCCCGCGAAGAGCGCCAGGGCTTCGAGGACGGCCGCGCCGCCTGGCTCGCCGTCGGCGAGGGAAAGGAGGCCCGCCGTGCCTGACATGCCCGTCGAGCTGGGCTTCCTGCTGATCGAAATCGTCGTCGTCGCCGCCGGGACGGTGTTCGCGGGCGGGCTGATCTACCTGGCCCGCTCCGAGGCCCGGATCCGGATGATCGAGGCGGAGGATGAGGGCGAAGGCGAGGTGCGGCCATGAGCACCGCAGCCGCCCCGAAGCGACACAACGACTATCGCATCCGCATGGGCAAGGACGCCCAGGTCACCCTCTACACCCGGTACAGGGGCCACAACTTCGAAGGCTGGATCCCGGCCGAGAACTTCGACCGGGCCGAGGCCGACGGCGTGCTCTCGTGGGACGCGGGCGGGAACCCCGTGATCGACGCGAGCAAGCTCCCCGGGAAGGCGGTGCCGTCATGAGCACCGCCGAATCCCTGCGGATCATCGACCAGTGCAAGCCCCCGCACTCGCCCCGCGTCTGCATGAGCTGCGGCGGGGTCAAGCCGTCGGGGCACCTCGACCGCTATCGGTATCTCGACCGCGACGCCGACCATCTCCCCCGCCCGAGGGTGCTGGTGCTGTGCGAGGCGTGCGCCGTCCGGATCCGCGACCTCGCCGGCGACGACATGGGCCGGCAGCTCCAGCCGCTGGCCGAGAACGAGCCCTGGCCGGGGGCGACCTCGGTGTGCCAGGACTGCGAGTCGCGGCGGGGCCTGGAGTGCCATTCGCCGCTCGCGATCCTCAACGGCGGCCCCGGGATCCACTTCCTCGGGGCGACGCGGACCACGCTGCCGACGCCCGCCCGGACCCCCTCGGGGCGGGTCTTCACCTACGCCCGGTACGTCTGGGGCCCCGCGACGGGCTGCGACGGCCGGAGGGCGGTGAAGCCGACATGAGCGTCCTCACCGACCGCAAGCAATGGACGATCGCCCAGCTCGTCCACCTCGTCGAGACCGAGCGGCCCCTCCACCTCGTCGCCCTCGCGGAAGGGCTGGACGGGGGCCGCCCCCAGGCAAGAGAGTCGGCCCGGTCGGGCAACGCCCTCGACCAGGCTGTGGTCAAGCTCCTGGATAAGCTGCGGGCCGAAGGGCTCGCGTAGGACCCCCAAGGTGATCAAGCCCCGACCCCCTCACAAGTCCGCCCGGGAGTGCCGCCGGCTGGCCAAGGCCGTGAACTCCGTGGGCATCGACTTCGGCGCCGCCGCGATCGGCGTCGACCACGACCTCATCCAGCCCATCTCGGCGGGCATCGCCAGGCTGTCGGCCGCGCTGCAGGAGATGGGCGAGGACCTGGAGCGCCGGGCCCTCACGCCCCCGCCGGCCCCCGAGCCGGCCCCGAGGCCGACGCCGATCCTGGACCTCTGCGGGGTGCTGGAGTCGGCCTCACCCGACGACGAAAAGAAGGCCTTCTTTTCGGGAGAGGCCCCCGACGAAAAGAAGGCCTGCGACGAGCCCCCGTTGCCGCAAGTCGATGCCACGGTGGACACCTACGCCGCGTTCGCCGGGAGGAACCCCCAGTTCACGCTGGAGGCCTGCGACGAGGCGGAGGCGACGAGGATCGTCGCCCGCGTGTTCCCCGACCGGGGCTTCCGCTTCCAGGCCGTGACGCCGCAATGGGCGGCCGAACGCAAGCTTCCGTGTTTCCAGCACTGGAAGGAGGCCACGATCAAGGGGTTGCAGGCCTCGATGTCGCCGGGCCAGCTCTGCGACGGGTTCGGCGTGCCCCAGGTGAAGGCCGACGGCTCGCCGCTGAAGGCCTGCGACCTCCACCGCGCCGACGAGGCGCACCCCAAAGTGCCCGCGCCGCACGCCGATGATAGTCCTCCTACAAGGCCCGACGACGCCATGTCCGGACCTCCCGAGCCTGCGCCCGGACCCGCCGACCCCGAGGTCCGGGCCTACCCCACCGAGAGCCCCCGCGACCCGCTGGCGACGCTGCCGGTGGAGGAGCTGGGGCTCCGCAAGCCGGTGCTGGAGCTGGTGCGGTCCAAGGGGATCACGCTGGCGGGGCAGCTCCTGGATGAGATGGACGTCGAGCCGCTGGAGTCCTTGCTCACGCAGGAGCAGGAGGACGAGATCCGAAATTGCGTCGATGCCTGGGAGAACTGCCGCGCGGCGGACCTGGAGCAGTCGGGCGCGTGGCTCGATGAGGAGCTGACCTACGCCGCGTTCCGGGTCGGCGACGCCGCCGAGTTCTGGGCCCGGATGCGGGAGTCGGGCGCGTCGGATCCCGAGCTGAGGGACGCGATCAACAAACGGTTCTTCGCGTTCGGCGGGTCCGATTGCGAGTATCGCGTGGGATATCACTTCCAGCCCGGCCCGGCCCCGGCGTTCTTCATGGGGGCGATCAAGCCTAAGCGGTACGCCGAGCCCGCCCTCGAAGGCAAGCCGCTCCTCGACCGCGTGCGGGCGCTCCTGGCGATCCCGACGCGGGAGGCGCCGGCGAAGGGCAAGGCGGCGGCGAGGCCGAGGAAGGCGGTGAAGGCATGAGCCTCCACGAACTCAAGACCTGGCCCGAGTACTTCGAACGGGTCCGCTCGAAGGCGAAGCGGGCCGAGTTCCGCCGCGACGACCGGCCGTTCCGTGCGGGGGACACGCTGCTCCTCCGCGAGTGGGATCCGGCCACGGAGGAGTACTCCGGCCGCCGCATCTGGGCCTACGTCACCGACGTGGCCCGGGGCGGACTGCTCCCCGAGGGCTTCGCGATGCTCTCGATCTCGCTGCTGACGATTCGCGACGAGCGGGCACCGAAACCGACGGGCCGCCCACGCCGCAACCCTATCGTGCCGCTGGAGGCGGCCCTCGCCGCGCCGAAACTCATCGGCGTCTGCTATTCCAAGAAGGATCGCATCTTCCGCGCCCAGGTCACCCGGGGCATGGAGACCATCTGGCTCGGGGCATTCGCGGACCCGGTCGAGGCCGCCCGTGTCCGCGACGCCAAGGTGCGGGAGCTGGGGCTCAGGACGCCGCTGAACTTCCCGGATGCGGAGGTGCCCGCATGAGCTGGCCGAACTGGGACGACCACAAGGCCCTGCACAACGACGCGATGTCGTGCTGCGACGAGGCGGTCAAGCATAAGCGCGGGGGCTTCAAAGTCGCGGCCAAGCGGATGTATCGCGCGGCGTTCATCCGCGAGCGTCGGGCTGCCGAGGTCTGCCCGTCGACGTGGTGGAAGGCCGTGTTGTACCGCTCGGCCGCGTGGCTGGGCCTGGAGTCTGAGTACGCCGAGGGCGCCTATCACTGCGCCCGAGCCGGCCTGGCCGTCGACAACGTGCCCGGCGACGTGCGGGCGGAGCTGGATGAGGTGCTCGAGGCGGCAAGGACAAGGCGGCGAAGCCCGCCAGAAAGGCGGTGAAGGCGTGAGCTTCCGACGATCCGAAGCGGTCTGCGCCCGCGAAGCCTGCGACCGCCGCAACGCCGTGTTCTGGAACCGCGAGACGCGGCGTTTCTACTGCCCGAGGTGCGCCCGGCTCATCCGCGAGGGCTCGCCGCACCTCATCCCCTGGGTTCCGGTCCCCGACGATCGGCGGGCGGATCCGGAAGCGTTCATTGAACAGGCGGTGAAATCATGAGCGAACCCGAATCGCAAGCGTCCGAGCCCGTGCCCCTGCAATTCTGCGAGGCCAAGCCGCTGGTGGACGACCTCCGCACCCTCAAGGGCCTCAACCTCGGCCGCGAGAGCTACGATCACACGTCACGGCCGATCATCGGCATGATGACGCGGGGCTATCGGTACTGGCCCCGATGCGACAACACCGACCGCCACGGGCTCTGCCTGGGGCATCCGGCACACGACGGATCGCCCGTCGAACCAACCTAGCAGGCGCAACAAACCGGCGTCACGCGGCGGTCGATACCCCCTCCGCGCGACGCCGGCCCCCTCCCGGCCGCCCCACGGATGGCGCGTGCCGGGAGTGTTTCACGACGGTAGTAACCGACTCGATGGGCCGCCGGCCTTGCGATCCATGCGCGGTGAGTATCGACAGACGCGAACCCATTTCCGCAGGGGAATCCGATGCCAGTCCTGACCAGCGACGAAGGCGCCCTGATGATCGACCCGCACGGCGACATCCTGTTCACCACCTCCCGCGACGTCGCCCCCGACGGCCGCGTGGAGCTGATCCTCGCCAGGCCGGGCCAGGTGTACGAGACGGGGGCGCTCGACCCCGACAAGGCCGAGAAGCTCACCAGCGAGATCGGCACCGTCCTCCGGATCCGCATGGACCTGAAGGTGGCCATCGTCCTGCAGGAGGCTTTGTCGGCCGCGATGGTCAAGCTCGCGGGGATGCCCGAGCGGCCCGGCGCGGCGACGTGAATCGACCGGCAGGGTGCGGACGACGACGCTTCAACCGAAGGAGGAATGCGATGGGCGTGGAAGAGATGATGGACAAGATCGACGAGTTCTGGGGCCCGATCGAGCGGGACGTCGACGACGAGGGGCTTGTGCGGCCCAGGGACGAAGACATGGTCGTCATCGATGATGAGGTTCTCGGGGTCGAGACCCGATACATCCGGATCCGCCAGGCATTCATCGAGGAGAATTGCGAGGACGAGGTGCCATACGTCCGCATGATCGGCGACATGGGCCATCAGGACGTGGAGATGCGGCTGCCGATCTCGATGCTGGCGAGTATCCAACAGCAATACGCCGCGATCGCGGCCGAGATGGCGGCCGACGCCGAGGGCAATGCCGATGCTGATCCCGGTCTATGAGGCCGAGAAGCGGTGGACCGACCGCGCCCCGGGGCGAGAGCCCCGGGTCATCGCGGCGTCGCGCGTCCGAGAGTACGCGCCGATCCGCCGGCGAGAGTGGGCCGACGGCGACGACCTGGTGGTCATCGCCCCGGCCCGCAACCCGTCATTCGTCGTCGTCGCCCCGCCCGGCTCGTGGCTCGGCGACGCCGTCACGCCCGACGTGCGGCGGGTGCGGATGCTGTTCGTGCCGCTGCCCGACGGCGGCCATCGCGGGATCGAGGCCCTGTGGGCGGTCGGGCTGGCCCGGATCGGCTACCTCGGCCTCCGGCTCCGCGATGAGGTCGCAGGCCCGGCAGGCGGCGGCGAGGACGCGGACCTCGACGCCGGAGCGGGAGCAGAGGCCCTCGCAGTCGACGCAGCGATCCGGCAGGGGCCGGCGGTGGACGCAGCCGAGCATCCGGCCGTGGAGCCGGAGCCGGCGGGCGTCGGCGGCGGGGGTAGCGGGCCGGCCGACGGCTGGCTTTTCTGACCCGGGCCGGGGCGGCGGGGGCTGGCCGAGCGTGCGGGCCCGGACGTACCCCCGCCAGCGGGGCTGGCAGAACGGCCGGTGGCCGGTGGCCAGGGCGTGGCACACCTCGGGGCGGTCGCGGAACTCGCAGGATTCGCAGCCGGGGAGGCCGGGCATCAGAGGGAGATCGTGAGGGTCGAGTAGGTCGAGTGGCCGACGTCGAACGAGACGGTGAACGCCCCGTCGGCGCACAGGAACGAGATCCACCCCGACTCGGGGCCGGCCGACCAGCTCCCCGACACGACCCGGCCGCCCGCGAACCCGTCGAGGCTCTCGATCCCGGCATTGTAGAGATAGCAGGCGGGGTCGCCGTCGAGCGTCACGGCCCAGAACAGGTCGGCCGTCGCCGGCGCCCCGGTGCCCGCAGTCGTGGTCCCGGGCGTGCACATCAGGGCCAGCCAGAGACATCGCAGGGTGCCCGCCGTGCCGCCGGGCCGGAGCGTCGAGCAGTGCGGCAGCAGCAGCGACGAGATCCCGGTGTCCGGGGGGACGCCCTCGGTGTAGAACTCGAACTCGCCGATCCAGCCGGCGCCGCCGAGGCCGCAGCCGCCGAACGTGACGTCCTCGGTGTACGCCAGGGTGCCGGACGTCGTGCCCAGGGTGATCGGCGAGCCGCTGAAATCGTCCCACCGCTTGCCGACGTAGGTCCAGTCGAGCGTCGGCGGGATGTCCTCCTCGGCGAAGCAGCCGCAGCCGCCGGGCAGCTCGCCGCCGCCCGCCTTCCGCCCCGCGACCCATCGCGACCCGACGAACCGCGCGACCACCTTGTCCCCGGACGCCAGCGTCGCCGGGCCGAGGTTGTAGGCCAGGATCGAAACCGTCGGGCGGTCGGTGAGGGTGCCGTCGCAGCCCTCGCACTCGCCGCCGGTGACCGTCTGGGGCTGGAGCGAGAAGAACGTCCCCGGGGCGGCAGACGTCGTCGTCACCCGCCCCAGGATGGCGGGCGAGCCCCCCTTGCCGCCGTCGCCGCCGGCCCCCAGCGGGGGCAGGGCGCGGCCGTCGCGGCGGGAGAGCAGACGCATCAGATCGTCGCTCATGCGTCGGGCGTCGCCGGGGGCGTCGGGGCGGCCCTGCGGATCGTCAGCCCCGAGAGCAGCGCGGCCCGCTGGGCCCCGGCCCTCGCGACGTCGAGGAACTCATGCGCGGGGATCGCCCGGCCCGTCGCCACGAGCTGGTGGAGCACGTGCGGCAGGTCGGCGTCGGGGATGAGCCCGGGGTCGAGGGCGTTGGCCAGGAGGGACGAGCGGACCCAGTCGCGGTACTCGCGGGGGCGCCCGGCCTGCGCGAGCAGGCACTCCTCGACGGCGTCCCGGAGGTCGTCGAGCTTGGCGGACGCGGCGAGGAGCCACTGCTCCGCGCCCGAGAGGTCGTAGTGCGAGCCCAGCAGGATGGCCCCAGCCGTCTCCAGCAGCTCGCGGGGGTAGGAGCCCCGCAGGTGCCCGAGCCGGAGCAGCTCGTCGCGGACGCCGTCCATGCCCGGGTCGACCAGGATCAGCGGGAGCCGCCATTCCTCGCCCGCGATCTCCAGCGGCACGCCGGAGTCGTAGTCGACGCAGTCGAGCCGCCGGGCCCCGGGCGTGAGGGGCCGGGGGTCGGGGGCGTCTCCGGCCTGCGTTTCGGTCTCGTCGTGATTCATCGTCGTCGTCGTCGTGGATTCGCGCCGTCCGCCGGGTTACGCTGGGCGGGCCGGGATGGTCCGGCCTAACCAGGAGTCCCCCCGATGGTCGAAGCGGATGCGGTGGAAGTGCTCAGGGCCGAGGTGCGGAGGCTGAGGCGGTCGGCGTGGGCCTGGCGGGCCGCCGGTCTGCTGGCGCTGGCGTGGGCGGTCGCCCGGCCGGTCGGGGCCGTGGGGCCGCAGGCGGGGCCGAAGCGGATCGCGGCCGAGTTGCTGACGATCGTGGACGACAGGGGCCGCGAGCGGATCGTCATGACGGCGACTGAGGACGGGCCGGGCCTGTGGATGTTCGACGCCAAGGGTACTGCGCGTGTCCAGTTGGGCCTGGGCGAGGACGGGCACCCGAACCTCAATCTCAGCGACTCCAAGCTCAACGGCCGATTCCAGCTCGGCGTGAGCCCGCACGCCGACGAGCCGCCCTACATGGACGCCTTCGACCGCAAGGGGACGGCCTTCCCGCTGCTGGACAAGGCCGGCAAGCCCATCCGCTGAGGCTCAGTCCCAGCGGAAAACCCAGCGCGAGTCCACGAACGTCAGCAGCACGTCCGTCCCCGAGGGCGGGATGGCCGTCCCCAGGTTGAACGCATAGATCGTGGCCGAGGTGTCCGCCGTCTTCGTCCCCGTCGAGCCCTCGCTCTCGGGGCCCGTCACCCCCACCGGGGAGCAGGCGTAGAACTTGCCCGCGGCGGTCGGGTAGGTGCCGACGGTCTTGGTGCGCCCGACCATCGTCGGGGCCCCGCGCGAGGCGCGGCCGGGCGGGACGGCGCGGCCCTCGGCGTCGGCCTGGTCGCGGACGCGGAGGCGATAGGCGTCGTCGCCCCCGCTCACGAGTCCATGCCCCGCCGGACCATGCGGCGGGCGTACTTGAACCGGGCCGTGCCGGCGTCGGAGAGCGTGAGGGTCGTCGACTGCGGCGCGGCGGTCGCCCAGGCGACGCCGGTGACGACCGGGTAGGTGGCCGGGTCGTCGTCGGAGCCCTCGGCGTCCGAGGCGTCGGTGCGGAGGCCCAGGCCCCGGCCGGCGACGGAGCGGATCCGGTCGCCGATCCGGTACTGGGTCGTGATGTAGGGGATCGCGAGCGTGCCGTCGAGCACGCCCAGCTCGGCGGCGGCGCGGCGGGCCTCGGCCTCGGCCTGCGCCTTGTCGGCGTCGTCGGTCACCACGGCCGGGTCGTCGCCCGGGTTGTGCAGCGACTTCGCGGCCTGGACGTCGTAGAAGTAGCGGTCGCGGGCGTCGATCTGGCGGGCGATCGCGGTCGACAGCGGCGAGCGGCCGCGGCGGTCGGCGACGGCCCGGAGGCGTCGGTCCCCCTCGATCACGCAGGTCAGCCGGAGCTTGAACGCCGGGATGGTGGCCTCGGACCCGGCGATCGCCTCGACGGCCCGGACCACGCCCCCGCGATACGGGTGCCCCGAGACGGACGACTCCCCGATATGCCAGCGGTTGGGGTTCTCCTCCGAGACCCAGATGCCCAGGCGGTCGCGGAGGAGCTGCCAGGTGGAGGTGGTGACCTCCTGCCAGGTGCCGGTTCCGTCCCACAGGCCGGGCGAGTCGCCGGCGTAGTCGGTCGAGATGTCGAGCCGGGCCTTGAGCGGGCGGAGGTCGGGCCCCACGGCGATCAGGTCGGCCAGCGGCACCCGGCGGCGGTCGACGTAGGGCGTCTCGCCGTCGCGATCGAGCACGTCGTCGAGCGACGGGATGGTCAGGAGCTTCGTCGTCGAGCCGGCCGCGTAGTACCCGTCGCCGGCCTCGTTGAAGACCCAGGCGCGGTAGGCGTCGCGGTAGGTCGCGTCGAAGGCGGCGCCCGAGCGGTCGAAGTTCTTGAGGTTGGCCGCGCTGCCGTCCGAGGACTGGGACGGGAAGCCGGGGGCGAGCACGACCGAGACCTCGTACCGCTCCATCCGCCCCAGGACCTCCCAGCGGTTGGCGACCTCGGAGAGGCTGCGGCGGAGCGTGCCCGCCTGGAGGTTGCACGAGTAGGGGTCGAACGCGGAGCCGCGGGGCGGGAGGTAGACGTCCTTGACCTCGCCGGCCTGGTGGTTGAAGAAGGCGAGCGTCGTCTCGGGGATGCCGCCGGCGTCGGCCGCGACGTCGAACCGCATCGCGAAGCCGTACTCGCGCACCAGGTCGAAGCAGGTGCCGGGGAGGTCCTTGCCCTCGAACGGGTAGTCGGGGACGGCCAGCGGCACGACGGTCGGGGTCGGGTCGATCGGGTCCACCGGGTCGCCGACGGCGGAGAGGGCCGCGATCTCCGCCGGCGTGGGGTTGAGCACCCACTCCTCGTCGTTGTGGACGTAGAGCAGGTAGGCGACGGCGTCGGCCAGGGACCACAGCGACCGGACGTCGTCGGTGCGGGCCGCCGCCTGATCGAAGAAGACGTGATATTTGTAGTCGTCGTAGCCCGGGAGCGACGCCTCGGTGCCGTCCGGCGTGCGGTTGGGGAGGCCGTCGCGGTTGAAGTGGCCCGGGACGTCGGTGGCGACGTTGGAGGTGGCCGAGTAGGGCGCGGCGGCGCTGCGCATCACCGAGCCCGAGAGGGGATTGTCCCAGAGCCGCTTGGCGACCCCCTCGGCCTCGATCCGCACCTCCTCCGAGCCGGGCCCGAGCCCCCCCTCGAAGGCGAGGGCGAACCCGTCGAAGATCGGCTCCGAGTAGCCGGTCGGCGAGGTCGCGACCACGAACAGGTTGTCGCCCGGCTCGACGATGCCCGGGCCCGAATACTGCGTGCCGAGGGCCTCCTCGATCGACGCGGGGGCAGACCCGTCGGAGATGCTGAGGTCATACCGGAACACGGCGGAGCCCGGGTCGGGGCCCTCGCCGCGGCGGACCGAGAGGCACCGGACGTGCGGCAGCGGCTCGGCGCCCCCCTCGGCCGTCCAGCGATACACCGCGATCGTCGCGGCGTCCTGGAGCGAGTCGTCGACGAACCAGTTGGCGTCGGGGTTGGTGGGCATGCGCGATCAGATGCTCAGATGTCCGGGTGCAAAAACTCGGCCTCGTACGCCTGGCACATCCCGCCGACGCAGGGATAGGCCGGCCCGGTCGGGCGGAACCGCGTGAGGATCACGCCGTCCCAGGCGGTGCCCCACTTGTCGACGAGCTGGGCCTTGCCCCCGGCGAGCTGATAGCCCCGGAAGGTCGCCAGCAGCGACGCCAGGGCGGCCCCCGACGACGCGACGAGGTGGCCCCGCGCGTACGAGGTGGCCCCCCGCGTGCCGTGGTCGATGAGCTGGAGGCCGTCCACGCCCGGGTAGGCGTTGGCCTGGCGCTCCTTCGGGTTCGCCTCGGTGTTGGACTCCGAGACGATCCCCAGGTCGGTGCCGGCGTAGGTGGGCATGGGATCAGGCGGACTCGGCGACGACGAGCGGGTCGGTGGTTCCGTCCGCGCTGTAGGCCATGAACTCGACGGTGTCCGTGATGTACTCGTTCTGGTTGCCGCCGGGGTTGTTGCCGGCGAACACGGCGTTCGAGAGGGTGAAGGTGAGCATGCCCGAGCCGCCGTCGGTCTGATTGACCGAGTCCCAGAGCTTGGCGACGACGGTGCAGACCGTGTTGAGCGGGATCGTCGCCAGCTTGCCGACGTCGGCCCCGGTGATCCGGATGCCGCGCTGGGCGCCGACGCGGGCCATGCGGGTCGCGAACACGTAGCCGTCGACGCGGAGCGGGATCCACTGGTCGCCGCGCTGGATTTGGACGCCGGTGATCTCGGTGAGGGTGATCGTCGTCGGGCCGGACCCGTGGGTGACGGTCACGCCCTTCCAGTTCATGTAGGACTTGCTGCGGGCCATATGTCGATCTCCCGGTGGGCTGTCAGGGGACGGATTCGAGGCGTTGTTCGAGGGTCTCGTCGACGAGGCGGAGGGCCTCTTTGGTCAGGCCCCAGAAGTCGCGCGGCGGGCGGTTGCGGGAGGGGTCGCCCTCGATGAACCACGACGCCTCGTCGACCGCCTCCTGCGACACGCCGTAGGCGACCTCGGCGCGGTCGGGCGTGACGTCAAGCGTCCCGGAGACCTGGGCGGGGTCGGCCATCAGGTGGTGGAGCAGGCCGATGGGCTGGCCGGGGAACTGCCGCGACTTCCAGGCGGCGTATCCCTCGGACAGGTCGGCGAAGCGGTTGCCGTCGGCGTCCAGCTCGTCGGCGAGGTTGTCCATGACGCCGTCGGTCGCGATCCCGCAGAGCGTCGCCCCGAGGCCGCCCTTCGTCAGGTCGAAGAGCGAGCGGAGCCGGGCCAGGTCGGCGTGGACGTCGGAGCGGCCGGTGACCTTGGCGGACATCTCAGGGCCTCCCCGCCACGAAGCCGGGGGCGGGGCCGGGGGCCTTCGGGGCGGGCTTCTGGGCCATCTGCTGGGCGGCGGCCTGGAGGAGCTGCCCGGCCTGGGCGACCTTGGCGGCGGCCTGGCCGTTGGCCTGGGGGTCGAAGGCGGCGGAGACGTTGCCGTAGAGCTGGGCGCGTTCCTCGGGACCGAACTGGCTCCGGACGATCGCCGACCCGGACTGGTAGATCTGGCCGAACTCGGGGAACTTGGCGGCGATCTGGTCCTCGGTGACCCCGGTGCGGCGCATCAGGTCGTTGTACATCTCGGACTCGATGCGATCGTCGCGGCCGGCGCGCATCCCGAGGTTGCCGAGCGTCTGGAGCCCCTCGGCCACCGACGCCATCGGCGTGTCGATCTCCCGGCGCTGGCGGAGCCGGGTCTCGGCCTCCAGCCGGGCGCGTTCGAACCGCGACTGCCCCTGGCCGGCGCGGATCTCCGTGGCAAAGGCGTTCGCCTCGGCCAGTTTCTGACGGCCGGTCTCGGTGCCGAGGAAGGCCGAGTTGTTCGCGGCGGCGGACGCCCTCTGGCGATCGAGCTTGGCCCGGATGGCGGGATCGGTCCGCCCGGTCGCCCGGTCGACCTGCTCGCTAATCTTGGCCTGATTGATGACGGCGGCCCGCTCGTAGTCGCTGTTGAATCCGTTCTGCTTCAGGTACTGGTCTGCGTTGGGGCCCAGCAGCTTCGGCCGCATCTTGCCCAGGGCCGTCTCGAAATCGTCCTCGGGGGTGATGCCCAGCTGCTTCAGGGCGTAACCGGGGGCCCCTTCGACGTCGTCGCGTTCGAACCGCCGGAGCAGTCGGTTGGCGAGGCGGATGTTGTGGGCGGAGACGTCCGGGCTCTTGGCCCGGGGAGAGGTGAGCGCCAGCCGGGCGGCCAGCGCCTCGGGGTCGGTGAACCGGCCCCCGTTCTCGTCGAGGAGCTGGGCCTGGAGGCCCATCATGCCGGGGAGATACTTGCGGACGGCGTCCACGCCATACACGTTGAGGTGCGTCGCGATGCCTTCGAGCCTGGCGGCCCCCGCCTCGGCGGTCGGGATCTTGCCGTACTCCGAGAGCAGGCCGGTCAGCTTGCCCGTCATCCCCGCCTCGAGGCCGTATCGCTGGGCGAACAGGGCGCCCTGGACTTCGAGCTTGGAGGCCGTGTCGTCGCTGATGTTGCCCCGGAGCTTGCCGGCCCCGATGCTGCCCTGGTATTGCTCGCGGTAATTGATGGCCTCGTCGGCGGTCATGCCGGTGGCCTTCTGGAACCCGATCTGGTCGCTGATCACCGACCCGGTCACGTCGGTCTGGCCCGCGAGATTGGCCAGGGGGATGAGTTCCTTGCGGAAGTCGTTGTATCTCTGCGCGGCCCGTTCGAAGTATTCCTTCTGGGCTTGGGCCCCGTCGCGGGCCGCCCCGACGCCGGCCGACACGCCGGCGAACACGGTCCGCCGCATCAGCGACGCCCCGAGCCCGGCGAGCATCCCCCCGCCGCCCCCGCCGCCCGCACCGCCGCCGCCCCGGATCCCCGCGCCGCCCACCCCGCCGACGGCCGCGCCGGCGGCGGTGCCGCTGGCGGTGACCTTGTCGAGGTTCGCCGCGAGCGTGGCCGCGCGATTGGCGGCGTTGTTCATGTTCGAGGTGTTCTGGCCCACCGACGACGCCGCATCCCGGGCGGCCCTGGCGCGGGTGCCGATCTGGTCGAAGGCGGTGGCCATCTGAGACGCGGCGACCGACATGCCGGCCGGGTTGAGGGCCTTCGGCAAATCCTTGAGCTTGGCCGCGAGCCGGTCGACCGAGGCGTCCACCTTGGCCAGCTTGGCGTCGATGGCGTCGAGCCCGCGGAGCGCGGCCCCGGGGTCGACGATGTATTCGATGATGTATTTGCGGTCGGCCATTCGTCGTCGTCGCTCAGAGGGCCTGGTGGACGCGGGCCGAGGTCGTCAGGTCGAACCAGTAACGCGGCAGGGCGTTGGGGCCCGGCTGCCGCGCCTCCTCGGCCGGCTGGCGGCCCTTCTCCTGGATGGGGAGGCTGAACCCGGTGGCGAAGACGAGCCCGCCCCAGGCCCTGAGCCGGGACGCCAGCAGCTCGCCGGCGACGCAGGCCGCGTCGAGGTCGGGGGCGGAGACCCGCCAGCGGATCTGTTGCTCGTAGACCCGGGTCGCGTCAGTCCGCAGCACCTCGCCGCCGCCCGCGAGCGTGAAGGTGGCGTAGGTGCCCGAGGTCTTCGCCGGGGCCCTGCGGTCGTAGGGCCCGGCGATGCCGTCGAGCAGCGCGTCGCCCTTGAAGGCGGCGACCAGCGCGGCGACGAAGTCGGCCGGGGTGTCCGGCGCGATGACTTCGCCCCCGGCCTGGGCGAAGTAGGTCGCGGGGAAGTACGTCGGCGCGAAGTAGGTGGGGGCGAACATGGGCCGATCAGCTCGGGAGGCTCAGGGTGATCGACGAGCGGTTGCCGCTGGAGTCGGTGGTCGCCGTGATCCGGGTGGTCGCGACGTTGGCACCCTTGATCGTGATCGTGCCCGTGCCGGCCCCCGCGAGCACGCCGCCGCCGGCCGCGGCGACCACGCTCAGGGCCTGGCGGGCGTTGACGCCGGTCTCGATGACGACGGAGTCCAGGCCCGACGACGCGAGCGAGTAGCCCGATTTCGAGCCGGCCGCGACGACGACGCCGGTGGTCCCGGTCTGGCCGAGGATGGTCGAGACGTTCGACGCCACCGACGACAGCCCCGAGGCCGAGGCGGTCGAGGTGATCGCGGCGTCGAGGTAGTCGAGGTTGCCGGCCCTGGTGCTCGTGAGCCGCGCCAGGAGCGTCGTCGTCCCGGCCGTGTCCCCGCCCGCGTAGGTGGAGCGGGTCGAGACCGCCGCGTCGAGGTTGGTGAGGTTGTCGAGGTAGCCCGCCCGCGTCGAGCTGAGCCGGGAGAGCAGCGTCGTCGTCCCCGAGGTGTCCGCCCCGGCGTAGGTCGACCGGCTGGAGACCGTGGCGTTGAGGTTGGTCCCGACGATGTAGCCCGCCGTGCCCGCCGAGTAGGCGCCCGGCAGGCTGACGGACCACGGGTCGGTCCCGCCGCCGCCCGAGATGTTGGGGAGGATGTAGCCCGCCTGGCCCGAGCTGAACGAGCCCGGCAGGGCCGTGGCCCAGACTTCCGCAGCGACGGCCTCTTTGGTCGGCGGGGTGCCCGTGGCGATGTTGCCGAGCACGTAGGCGGCCGAGCCGGACGAGAACGACCCGGGGACGGCGACGGCCCAGATCTCCGTGACGGCGTCGGTGGCCAGGGCGTCGGCGTCGATGGCCCCGGTGGCGATGGCCGCCGCGTCGATGGCGCCGGCCGCGAACTTGGCCGAGGTGATGGCGCCCGTGGCGATCTTCGCGGCCGTGATCGCGTCGCTGGCGATCTTGGCGGCGGTGATGGCGCCGTCGGCCAGCGAGACGCCCGAGGCGAGCGCCACAGCCCCGGCGGAGAGGTTGTCGAGGTAGCCCGCGCGTGTGGAACTCAGGCGAGACAGGAGCGTCGTCGTCCCGGCGGTGTCCGACGCGGCGGCCAGGCCGTAGGTGCCGGCCGTCGTGTGGGCCGACGTCAGCTCGTCCCAGACCTTGCCCGCGATGGCGGTCTGCTGAGTCCCGAGCACCTTGACCTGTCCGAGGCTGGGGTCGAACTGGCCGGTCGAGGTGCCGAAGGTGATCAGGCCGCCCGTGTTGGAATGGGCCGCGGACGGCAGGCACGTGAGCCCGAAGTTGACGGCCGACAGGTAGTCGACGGCGTCGAGTTCGATCTCGATCGCGAGCGGCTGCATGCTGGCCGCGCCCTTGAGCATCGCGTGGACCTTCCTCGCCCCGGACGCCAGCATCGCGTTGGGGTAGTGGATCTCGTACAGGCCCGGGAGATTGGTGGCGTCCACCTCCTTGAAGCCGCCCGAGGTGTAGGTGCCCAGCGTGCAATTCGCCAGCGTCACGGCGGTCGCCGATGTGTCGCCGATGCGGGTGTAGTACATCACGAGGCTGGCGGTGTTGTACGCCAGCCCCGTCAGCCCCGCCCCGGTGGACGAATTCTGGATCCAGACGCGGTCGATGTAGCTCGTGATCCCGGCAGTCGTCTTGTCCTTCACGATGCGAACCCCCCGGACATGCCGGATCCCAGGATGACCGTCGAGCCCCCGCCGGAGACGTTGCCGATCTGCTGGCCGCCGAAGCTGGCGCCGTTGAAGTGCGTCCCGCGCAGGCCGGACCCGGACGTGACCGTGACGTCCGACGGCGGCGACGTCAGCGGCGACGAGCCCAGCGTGTCATTCATGCCCAGATTCTTGACGTTGGATCCGACGAAGGTGCCGACGGAGTACGCCTTGTTCCCGAACGCCCCGATGGTCGAGGACGACGGCGAGTTCGTGAGCTTGATGGCGGTGCCCGTGACCGAGACGAACAGGTTGAACGCCACCAGGACGTCGGTGTGGCCGGCCCCGTCGAAGACGATGGCCGACCCGCCGATCGAGTAGAACGAGCAGTTGAAGAGGCCGTAGGGCGTGCCCGCGATCGAGTTGCCGGGGTAGCTGATCGCGTCGCCGGAGATGGTCACGAACACGCAATTGCTGATGGCGCAGTTGCGATAGCCGCCGGTGACGATCCCGGCCGCGCAGCCCTCGAAGTAGCATTCCTCCGCCGCCGAGGCGTAGGTGCCGGCGAGGGTCAATGCCGTGGACGTATAATTATAGAACTTGCATCCCCGGAAGAACGTGTCGTAGACGTTCGCCGCCGAGCCCGCCGACCCGGTCCCCTTGTGGAACACGCAGTCCACGAAGGTCAGGTAGATGCCGCTGTGCTGATGCGTCGTCGAGGTCGAGTTGCGGAAGTCGAAGTTGCGGAACACCAGCGAGTTGCCCGACCCGGTGAGTGCCGCCGACTGGCTCGCCCCGTTGATCAGGGTGCGGCTCGACATGTCAAGCGTGCTGAGGTTCGTGACCCCGATGAACACGATCGGGAACGCCAGCGAGGTGCCCGCCAGGGTCGAGAGCGCCAGCGTCCCGGCGAGGGTGCCGGTGCAATACACGACGTCGCCGGCGGCGGGGGCGGCGGTGACGATGGCGGCGGCCGAGTTGAGCGGCGAGCCGGCGGAGGTGCCGGAGCCGTTCGAGCCCGCGCTGAAATCGACGTACCAGGTGGCCATCAGATTGCGGCCCCGAGGGCGACGCGGGCCTCCTCGACGGTGGTCACGATGCCGGCGTCGACGTCGCCGATGACGTCGTTGTAGCGGTCGACGACGAACGCCCGGACCTCATCCGTCGCGATCGACGCGCGGGCGTCGGCGAACATCTGCGCCGTGGCGTCCCCCTCGCCCCCGAGGGCGGCGAACGGGGAGACCCGCCAGACGCCGAGCGCCTTGAGCGCGGCCGCGTCGGGGGCCGAGATCAGCGAGGCCGCGGCCAGGCCGTCGATGGCCGAGATCGTCAGCGCGTGCGTGAAGTCGAGCCCGGCCCCGCCGAGGGACCGCTGGACCCATTCGAGCCCGGCCGTCTTGAGGGCGGCGTCGAGCGCGGTGACCTTGGCCTGGTCGCCCAGCTCGACGGCGATCTGGACGTAGCCCTTGCGGGCCGCGTCGGTGCGGGCGACCGACGGCGTGTTCGCCAGCGCGGCGGCCTGGGCGTCGGGGAGGCCGTCGTATTCGGGCTGTCGCGCGAGGGCGACGATCCTGGGGTCTGCCATGATGGTCTCGCTCAGGCGGGAGGGAGGGGCGGCGGGGCGTCCTGGGGGTGGACCCAGACGGCATACGTGCGCTTGAATTCGTCGCTGGCGGCCGGATCGACGCGCAGGAAGAAATTCATGTGGCGGATCGACGTGCGGGCGGTCATCCCGGACCCCAGCGCGATCGTGATCGTCATCGCGCCGGTGTCGGCCTCGATCGCGCCGGGGATGCCGGCGTCGCCGTTGAACGGGTTGAAGGCGCGGAGCCAGGGGCCGAGCGGGTTGGCCGTGCCGAGCTTGACGATCACGAGTTCACCCCCGCGCGGATCCGCAGCCGGGCGGCCGAGGCGCCCGCGTTCGTGACGTAGAGCGTGGTGATGGTGGATGCGACCGGGTTGGCGAAGTAGGCCGCGTCGGCGGACCACTCGAAGGCCACGCCGGCGATCAGCGTGTAGGTGTTGGTCGGCGAGCCGGTGCTGTTGGCCTTGAGCGTGAGCCCCTGCTGGGTCGCGAGCATGTACAGCGAGCGCAGCTTGGCCGGGTTGATCGAGATGGCCACGGCCTGGTTGGTCGTCGAGGCCGGGATCGAGATGTCCAGCTCGACGGCCAGGTCGGACTGGACGTCCTCGGTGCTCGCCAGGACGGAGTTGCCGTCGACCTGGCTGGTGCGCTTGAACGTGTGGATCTTGGCCATCGGTCAGGAGACCTCGCGGCAGTAGGTGCGCCAGCGGCGGCCCTCGCCGCCGATGTCGACGGGCGAGGCGATCACGCAGAGGACCCGCGCGCCCCAGTCGATCCGGTCGTCGACGGCCAGGCCGGGGTCGGACGCGGTCGTGACCTCGTAGGTGTGGGCCCCGAAGACCTGGTTGTCGCCGTCCTCGCGGGCCGGGCGGGTGACCTCCAGGACGCGGGCGGCGATCGTCGTCCCGGACCCGGGCGTGGCGGGGTCGCCGCCGCGCGTGCCGGCGCCGTGGGTGACGGGCCGGATCGTCACGGTCGACGGGAACATCCGGGCGCTGAAGGGGCGGAGGGGCATCAGGGGAGGCGGGTCTGGAAGCCCAGGGTGAGGATCCCGGCGGAGGCGGTCGCGTCCACGCCGTAGCCGTACAGCGACCGGGCCCGCTCGGACTTGCGGGCGACGGTCTTCTCCAGCGAGTCGCGGAGCCTGCCGAGGTCCTGGCGGTTGTCCTGGCCCGCGACCTGGTCGGGGTCGGTCCAGTTGGCGAGCGCGGTCTCCAGGGCCCGCAGCTCGGCGACGTCGAGGAGCTGCGGCACGGAGGCGTCGGCGACCCCGGCGAGGTCCTGGGTCGTCACGGCCGCCGGCGACGCCGGGGCGATCGCCAGCGAGCGGAGGGCCTCGGCCAGCGGGTCCGTCAGCGCGGCGTTGGTGCCGTCGACGGTGGTACCGTCGAGGCCGACGGCCGCCAGGAGCTTGCCGCAGCGGGCGACGAGCAGCGTCTCGGCCTGGGCTCGGGTGAGGGGCATGGTCAGGAGTTCTTCGCCGGCTTGGCGGCGGGCGCGGGCCAGACCTTGTCGGCGGGCTGCGCGGCGGCCATCGCGACCAGCCGCTCGGCCAGCTCGTCGAGCTTGGCCTTCACCGGGGCGAGGGCGTCGGCGATCAGCTCGGCGGTGCCCTGCTTTGCGGAGCGGACCTCGACCCGGACGACGTCGACGATCGCGTCGCGGAGGGCGTCGAGCATCGGGCCGACGGGGGCGACCTCGGACGCCGTCAGGACGCCGGGCGTGGGCGGATTGCCGCCGGTGAGGAAATTCTCGATGGCGGAGAGCCGCTCGGCGAGCGTCTCCATCGCGGCGGCCTTGCGGGCCTCGATGATGCTGGGCTTGGCCAAGGGGATGGCTCCGGTGTGCGGGGGCTCGATCGGGGGTAGCGGGGCCGCCCGGGGATGGCCCGGGCGGCCCGTCGTCACATCAGCACAGGGTCACAGGATCAGGCGAACGCGGTCGGGATCGTGTAGCTGCCGCCGGTGCCCAGCTCCTGGACGTAGCCGTTGAGGCGGTTGCCCACGCCGACGCCGAAGCGGTGGCGGTAGAAGGCGTTCTGAAGCGGCTTCTCGTCGTCGCGGGCGACGAGCTGCAGCCCCCGGCCCAGGCCGGTGTCGGCCGGGTCGACGCGCATCTTCAGGGGGCGGGGGGCCCGGGTGTGGACGTACAGGATGTAGTCGGCCGGGATGTGGTCCCACTGGACGTTGATCGCGCCCGAGGTGATCCCGATCACCTTGCCCGGCAGGCCCGGGGGGAGCGACGTCGGGTCGAGGCGGTTGCTCGCGGTCGAGGGGATGACGCGGTAGTCGACCAGCGGCTCGAACTCGGTGAGGGCCGAGATCTTGGCGGTCTGCGCCGAGTTCGAGAACGCGAAGATCGGGGAGCCGCCGGTGGCGGTGCCCCAGCGGGCCTCCAGCGCGTTCACCGCGGAAAGGAAGGGGTTGTTGGTGTCGGAGATCGACGACGAGGCGTATCCGGTCTCGGAGTAGTGGTTGGCGGTCGCGTCGGCCGTGGCGCCCTGGGTGGGCGGGTAGGTCACGGCGTCGCCGTTGGCCAGGGGCTGGATCGTGAGCGAGCCCCGGATCGGGTCGACGAAGGTCCGGCCGCCCGAGGTGTTGTTGAACAAGGCCTTGAGGATCTCGAACCGGATGGTGTTGGCGTCCTGGTTGATGATCGTGTTGAGGTGGACCTGGAGTTCCGGCAGCGACATGTACGCCAGGGTGACGTCGTCGCCGGCGAGGCTGGCGCCGAAGTCCTCCAGGGGGTACGCGACATCCCAGTAGCCCGACGCCTTGACGGCGTTGGGGGTGGAGTTGGGGCCGCGCCGCTGGAGCTGCCCGCCGCCCGGGAGCTTGTATCGTTCCTTGAAATCCTCGGTCTCGGCCTCCACGAACATGTCGGTGAACGCCATCAGCTCGGCGTTCCACGTGTTCATGAATTCCTGCGCCGCCTCGTAGACGACGCGCTGGCCGATGGTGTTGACGAAGCTGCGATCCGAGTCCTGGAGGCCCAGGATGCCTGCGATTCCGGCCATGTGGGCGGCCCTTTCGTTCGGGGGTGCTTGGGTGCGTCGGGGTTCGTCGTCGGGAGGGCCGCGCGGCCCGGGGTCAGTAGCCGGCGGCCCAGTTGGCGTCGACGTACACCAGCTTGGACGGGGTGGAGTCCGGGCTCGGGATGACCTGGCCGACGGTGACCGTGGTCGTGCCGGCGCCGTCGGCGTAGACCCCGACGGTGTCCGAGAGGTAAACCTTGGCGCCGAAGTTCAGGGCCCCGGCCCCGAGGGCGGCGGCGGGGACGGCGCCGCGCTTGAGGACGTCGACGGCCTGGCCGGCCCCGACGGTCTGGAGCGCGATGCCCTTGAACTGCGGCGCCGGCGCGGTGCCGTTGGCGTCGGCGATGTTGACCTTGCCGCTGGCCGCGACGAGGTACACGGGCATCCCCGCCGTGATCGCGACGGCGGCCAGGAACGTGTGGATCTCGGAATGCTCGGGGTTGACCGCGGCGACCTGGGCGGGGACGGTGGTGAGATCGGCCATGCTGGCCTCCGGTTGCGGGGTTCGGGGACGTCGGCGGGTTCGTTCGTTCGGTCGTCAGTCGGCCGCGTTCGCGGCGGCGGGGCTCACCAGCCGCCCATCGGGGCGATCCGGGCCGGGGTGCGGCGTTCGCCCTCGGCGTCGGGCTTCGGGAGGGTCGTCGAGCGGCCGGGCGGGGTGCCCAGCGGCTTGGACGCGGAGGCCGGCTTGAGGCTCGGGAGGAAGTCGCCCCAGTTCGACTCGGCGTACTTATCCAGGGCGGTTTTCTTGTCGCCTTCCTTCACGTAAGCGACCTTGATCGGCTTGCCCTTGACGGTCTCGTCGGCGACCTCGAATTCCAGGTCGCCGGCGAGGGTGCCGAGCACCTTCGCGTTGAACCCGGACGCCTCGGCGACGGCGGAAATCACGGCGGCCCGCTCGAACCGGGAGACCTTGCCCGAGAGTTCGGCCCGCTCCTCGAGCTGCGTCTTCAGCTCGTCCGGCTTGCCGAGGCCGCGGTACTTGCCCCACGCCCTGGCGTCGTCGCCGGCGAGCACGACGGCCCCCTCGGCGGGGACCCTGCCCGAGAGTTCGGCGACCCTCGCGTTCGCGGCCTGGAGCTGGCCGTAGAGGTCGCGGGCCAGGCCGATGCCGTCGCTGGAGTGCTTGGCGGCCAGGGCCTCGAAGCCGTCGGATTTCTTCTCGGCCGGCGGCGTCTGGGCGGTCGTCGTCGAGCCGCCTTCGGTCGTCGTCGGATCGAGGAAGAGGCGGAGGTATCGCGGGAACATCAATTCACCTGGGTTGGGGTGGCGGTCGCGGCCGGGATGCGGGCGATGTCCTCGGGCGACCAGCCGTGGCGTTCGAGCCAGAGGGCGATCGGGACGCCGGCCGAGGCCGCGGCGGCGGCCGTCTGCCAGAACAGGGTCTCTTCCTGGAGGTCCTCCATCGGATCCCCCTCGAAGACGGGGCGGTCGGCGACGCGGTGATCGAGCCTGCCGTCGGCGTAGGAGCCCAGGCCGAAGCCCTGGTATCCCTCGTAGCCGTGCATGCCGCCGATGGCGATGGCCATCTGGTGGGCCCGGACGATGGCCTCGTCGTAGGCGGCGCGGCGGGCCCGGAGCTTGGTCTCGGCGGGCTTGCGGGCCTCGCGGATCGCGTTGCCGCTGGCGGCGCCCGAGGCGCGGATCCGGTCGAACCGCAGCTCGGGGTAGTCGCGGTCGAGCTTCTCGAGCATGCTGTCGATGTGGGCGGAGACGTGCTCCACCTTGACGTCGGCGACCAGCGCCTGGGCCCGGGCGTGCTCGCTGGCCACGAAGATCATCAGGGCGTTCTCGCGGTCGGCCTCGCGGGCCTGCGGCGATGCGTCCTCCAGGGCCTTGCGGGCGGCCTGCTGGGCGGCCCCGACGTCGGACGCCTTGACCCCCGAGACGAGCCAGGGGGCCTCGACGAGCTTGCGGATCTGGTCGTTGAGCTTGGAGCCGACGTCGTCGGCCTCGCGGGAGAGGGGGATCGCGGCGGCGGCCTCGGACAGCCCCCAGTCGAGCCCGACGTCGACGTGCTGGGTGAGCACCATCGGGACGAAGCCGTAGGGCATCTCCCACGCGGACGCCACGCCGTTCCAGGCGTAGGGCTTGCCGTCGAGCGTGGTCTCGTAATGGACCGCGTCGCCCTCGCCGCGCCAGCACCGCTCGCCGTATCGCACGAGCCGGGGGTTGCCCGCGGCGTCGACGCCCCCGGTCGGGTCGGGGCGGTATTCTTCGCGGCAGTAGCCCCGCACGGCGCCCCGGCGGTCGACCTCGGCCTCGACGATCGAGCGGGGGTGGACGGGCTCCAGGGCCACGTAGCCCCTCCCCGGATCGTCGCGGACGGCCAGGGCGACGTCGCCCAGGACGGCGCCCCAGCGGACCCAGACGTCCTTGCGGGACTGCCAGCGGCTGTCGCGCCAGAGCCGGGCGATGGCGGCCCGGAGGTCCTCGTCGCCGGAGCCGGCCGGGATCGCGATCGGGATGCCCGAGGGGACCGCCTTGCCGTCGCCGGCCGCCGGGTCCAGGGGGCCGCCCTGGATGTGCGCGACCTGCATCTCGGCCAGGCGGTAGAACGGGCCGTAGAGGCTGCGGGTGTTGCGGTAGAGGCCGTAGTCCGCCCGGTACTTTTTGGCCCAGTTGTGCAGGCCGTCGCGGTACTGGTCGTTGGAGTAGCAGGCCCAGAGGATGGCGTAGCGCAGCCGCCGCGACTCGTAGCGGGCCCACTGGCCGGCCCCCCGCGCGTCGGCGACGACGCCGGTCGCGTCGACGCCGTCCGGGTGGAGGAACGACTCGCGGAAGGCGACGGTGGCGGCGCGGATGCTCGTCATGATGCGGCTGGCGTATCCCAAGGGAGGATCAGCCCCGGTATCCCGCGAACGGGTTGACGCCGAACGAGACCGACGGCGACTCGGCCAGCGCCATCACCCCGTAACGCAGCGAGTCGTAGTCGTCGTCGCCCCCCAGGCCGTCGTCGTCGCAGTCGACCTTGCGGACGTCCTCGGGGCGACTGGGGTCGTGCTCCAGCGCCGGCAGCGACTCGGCCAGCTCGGGGCATCGCTCGGTGAGGTAGAGGGTCGGGGCCACGTACGGGCCGTCGCCGCCCCCCTTGCATCCCAGGCCGGTCAGGATCTCGGCGGCGCCATTCAGGCGGTCCATGTTGGCGGCCTCCAGGTCCCAGCCCAGCCCGGCGTAGGACTCCGCCACCGACTTGCCGTCGTGGCGCGAGGCGAACACGTCGGACCCGGCGACGAACCGGGAGACCCGTCGGGGCTCGACGCGGTTGCGGGCGAGCATCGAGCGGATCCCGGAATCGTGCTGGGGCGTCAGGAGCCGCCGGCCGCGGTGCCGATCGAGGGCATAGCGGACGCCGTCGGGGGTGCGGGCCAGGAGCGTGACGACCGTGTGGTGGGTGTAGCCGTAGTCGAGCGAGAGCGCGAGCGTCCAGGCGAGCGGCACCTGGTCGAACGGCTTGATGACGTGGAGATCGCGGTCGAACGCGGTGAAGAACTGGCCGGCCAGGCAGTCCCAGTCGCCGTCGAGCCACGCCCTGCGCTGCCAGCCGGTGAGGGCTTCGAGGTTGGCCCGGTACTCGGGGTTGACGTGCGGGTTGTCGCGGACGGTGGCCTGGACGAACCGGGTGTCTCGCTCGCGATTGGCCCGGAGCGGGGCGATGAAGGTGGCCTTGAACCAGGCGTGCCCGACGTTGCCGGGGTTGGTGGTGAAGTAGATCCTCGGCCGCCAGAGCCCGGTCGGCTTGCTGGTGCGGACGCAGGTGGCGATGTCCTTGACCTTGCGCGCCGTGAGCTGGGTCGCCTCCTCGATCAGCACCCCGTCATATTCCAGGCCGAGATAGGCGTCGATGTCCCTGTCGGTCTGGAAGTGGCCGAGGACGACGCGGGAGCCGTTGTCGCGGCGGATCAGCACCCCCTCGCTCGCCTTGTACTCGTGGGGCGTCGAGTGCAGGACGGTGCGGCGGAGGTCCTGGACCTGCTCCCGCCCGGCCTTGCCCACCTTGCGGAGGTACAGGAACTTGAGCCCCGGGACGCGGGCGCAGTCGTCGACGAAGACCTGGGCCAGGCCCCAGTGGCTCTTGCCGCCGCCGCGGGCCCCGCCGTATCCGATGCGGGTCGGGCCGTTCGCGTGGTCGCACAGCCGGGCCGCCGCCGCCGCGGCCCACTGGCGGGGCGTCGGGGCGAGGTTGGCGGCGAGGTAGCGGGCGACCTGGTCGCGGGGGCAGCCGGCCGCGCGGGCGGCGTCGACGCACTGCTGGAGTCGGTCCATGATGGGGTCGGGTCCGGCGAGGATCGCCAGGGCGACGACGACGAGTTTCAGGATGGCGGGGATCAAATGGGCCTCGATGTTCACTTGCGGATGCGGGATCGGATCCAGTCCGGGAGCACGGACAGGCCCCAGACGGCCAGGCAGAGCCCGACGGCGGCCAGGCCGATCAGGGCCCGGATCGCGTCGTACTCGAAGTGGGCACGCAGGGCGTCGCTCATGGCGTCGGCGTCTCGTCGGCCTCGGGGTAGGACCGCTCCAGGGCGTCCCGGAGCCTCTCGGGCAGGTCGATCCCCCGGCCGTCGTCGGTGCGGAGGTCGATGATCCGGTCGGGCGTGTCGAGCCCGGCGAGCTTGCGGAGGTCGGCCATCGCCTCGCGGATCTCCCGCAGGTAGCGGGGGTCGCCGAGCCGGCCCTCGACCTTCTCGGCCGTCGCGATCTCGGCCTCCCAGACCTCGATGGTCTCCTTCAGGCGGACGCTGCCATCCTCCGCGCGGGCCACGGAGGACATCTCGGTCCCCTCGCGGGTCGTCGTCGTCGTCGTCGCGTCGCGTCGCGAGCGGCGCCACTCGCGCCAGGCCTGGAAGATCAGCTCGGAGAGCTGCTCGATCTGCCGGCCGAGGAGTTCGACGCGCTCGGAGCGGACCCGCTCCAGCGCCTCGCGGTGGAGCCGGCCGAGGTGGCGGGAGACCGTCTCGCGGGCCACGCCGTGGCGGGCCGCGATCCGGTCGTGCGTCCACCCCTGGGCGGAGAGCCGGGCGGCCTCGTCGAGCTGGTCGGGCGAGTAGTGGGCGTTGGAGGACACACGTCAGTACGATTGGGGGGGCTTGCGGGGGTCGGCGGGCGGCCCGAATCGGGCCGTGGTGCGGCCCGCCCAGTTGGCGCCCATCTTCGACTGCTCGCTCTCCAGGTGCGCCACGATCAGCTCGGGGAGCAGCTCGCGGTGCTGGCGGTCCCAGAGGAGCCCGAACTGGGCGTCGGTGCGGCAGCCGTTGCCGTGCCGCTGGGGGTAGCGGCGGACGCGGGCGCCCCGGTGCTCGACGGCCGACGGGTGGAAGAGCTGGAAGTAGCCGATGGGCACGTAGCCCGCGTCGGTGAAGACGAGCTGGGACCCCAGGGGGTAGCCGCCCGGGAACGACCGCATGAACTGGTACTCGGTGCCGCGGTGGAGCCAGCCCGAGCGCTGCAGGTCCTGCCAGCGGCCCCAGCCCTGGACGTTGATCCGGTGGCAGCCGTAAATCTTGTGCCTCTGGATGGAGGCCGCTTCGAGCATCCGCCGGGTCGACCCGGGGAGCACGATGTCGGCGTCCATGTGCAGGTGCCAGGAGTCCTCGGCGAGCTGCCGCAGCCCGGCCTCCACGAGCCGCGCCTTGGCGAACGCGGCCCCGTCGCGCTTGTGCTCGTCGGAGAGGAGGGTCTCGATCGAGTGGCGACGGCAGACCTCGCGGGTCTCGGCGTCGTCGGGGCTGGTGACCACCAGCCAGCGATCGAGCTGCGCCAGGTTGTGCGGCGCCACGGCGTCCAGGAAGTCGGCATAGCCGACGCAGACGGAGACGGCCTCGATGCGGAGCACGCGGTTCCTCGGCGGTCGGGTTGGGTCGGGCGGGTTCGGGTCAGGCGGGGATCGCGGGGACTTCGACGGTCGTCGGCGGATACCCCTCGTCGTCGTAGGCGATCACGACCTGGCCGTCGTTGCGCCCCTCGGCCAGGCCCAGGACGTCGATCGAGCCGGAGAACTCGGGGACCACGCCGTCGGGGCCGCATGCCAGGTCGACGTCGATCCTGCCCGTCGGCAGGCCGGAAGCGATCAGCTCGTCGGCGGCGGTCGGCAGCGTCTCGCCGGGGCGGGCGAAGACGGCGGCCAGGCCGACGACCCGCAGCGACGTCGCGGCGACGTGCGGATGGATCCGCACCGCGACCCCGACGCAGAACGTCTCGCCGTCCGGGTGGGCGGCGGTCGCGGCGGCGGAGACCTCGGGGAGCGTCTTCGCGGCCGGGGCGATGGGTGCGTCCCCGTCGCCGGGCGAGTCGGCGGCGGGGGGCGCGGGGCGGGTCGCGAGGACCGACCCCAGCGAGGGCCCGAGGGCATATCTGATCATGGCATCAACCTCAACCTCTGACGCGGAAGATAAAGACGGCCATCTGGGGGCCGAGGGCCGAGGCGGGCCCCCGGCGCGGGGCTATTTTGGGGCGTCGGGCGGGGGCGGGGCGGCCGGCGTCGGGGCCAGGGCGGTGCGGATCGCGTCGAGCTGCCGCTCGCGGTCCTCGCGCTCGCGCCGCTGGCGGTCGATCTCGGCCATGACGGCGCGGACGTTGTCCAGGCCGTTGGCGGCCAGGGCGATCAGGTGGTTCAGGTCCGGCGCGGGCGGGGGGTGGCCGGGCTGGATCGCCGGGGCCTGGGCGAGCGTCGCCAGCGCGGGCAGGGCGAGGCGGCCGGGGTGATTGCGGAGCCAGGTGGCCAGGCCGACGAGGGCCAGGGTGAGGGCGGAGCAGCCGACGCCGGTGCCGACGAGCTGGGCCCCGGAGAGGCCCGGGGCGTCGGGGGGCGAGGGGGAGGCGGCGGGCTTGGGTCCGACCTGGACGTTGACGCCGGCGGGGTCGGCGGTGGCGAGCGAGGGCGTGTCCTTCGCGGCGGCCCGGGGCTTCCAGGTGACGACGGACGCGGACTCGACGACGGGCCGCAGGTTGTGGCGGTCGAGGATCCAGCGGATGGACTCGCCCGAGGCGTATCCGCCGGTGTTGTTCGAGGTGTCCTGCCAGTTGCAGACGCCGACCACGCGGCCGTCGGGCAGATGGAGCCCGCCGCCGGACCGGCCCTGCTTCGGGGCGTAGGTGCACTGGATGACGGGCATCCCGCCGCGGGTCCGCATGTCGAGGTTGACGACCTTCGTGGTCCAGGCGATCGCGTCGCGGCCCCCCTCGCACCCGACGGTCACCAGCGTGTCGCCGGGCCTGGGGTCGAGGTCCGCCGGTGCGACCGGGGTGCTGTACAGCTCGCGCCCGGGCCGGAACTCCATCAGGCAGACGTCGCGGTCGTGCTCGTAGTCGAGGACGGTGGCGGCGTAGGACTCGCCGGTCGCCGTGAGCTGCTGGCCCTTGAGCGGCCCGGAGTCGCGGAACACGCCGTCGAACAACTCGATCGACACCGCGGCGGGCGGGCCCTCGCGGAAGAAGTGGGCGCAGGTCAGGACGATCGACCGGGCGTCGTCGGAGGCGACGATCGTGCCGGAGCCCTGGTGGTACTCGCCGGGCCGGGAGCCCCGGATCTGGGCCCGGATCCTCACGGCGGACTGCCAGGGGCGAGGGTACGCCGTCGGGGCGACGTTCGGGTCGGGCGACGGGGCGCGGGCCGTGGCGGGCCGGGCGGCCGGCTCCTGGAGCTTCGGCGTCCCGCCGGGGGCGGCCTGGCCGACCCGGGGGATCGGGCAATAGGGCTGGCCGGGCGGGCACTGGGCCACGCCGGGCAGCGCGAAGGTGAACGACAGCCAGAGGACCTGGAGCAGCACCAGGCCGTTGCGGATGACGAGGCTCATCGGTGCGGGGTCCAGGGGTACGGGTGGGGGTGGTAGCCCGCGAACGCCGGGATCATCGGCGGGCCGGGCGGCGGGGGCGGGCGGTAGAAGAAGCAGCGGTAGATCACGCCGGCGATCAGCGACAGGCCGAGGACCAGCGACATGCAGAGCAGGAAGCCGACGACCTGGCCCCCGGCCTCGCCGACGGTGAGCCCGGCCCCGAAGCCGTCGGCCAGGCCGAGGGCATAGGCGGCCTTGTAGACCCCGTCGAGCGTCTGCTTGACCGAGGGCACCCAGCGGAGCGGGATCGGCAGGTCCACCGGGGGCATCGGCGGCGGGCCCAGCTCCGGCAGCGCGTAGCCCCGGACCTGGGACGCGACCTCGACCCGCATCGGCGACGCCGAGGCGTGGACGCGGATGACGCGGGGGTCGCGCAGGCCGGAGACGCACGCCTGGGCCAGGAGCGTGGCCAGGAGCAGCGCCCCGAACGCGGAGGCGTGGGCGACGAGCCAGGTGTAGGACTTGCCGGTCACTTGGGGCGGATGGGCGGGAACGGGTCGCACCACAGCGTCACGCGGTGCCAGAGGCGGTGCCAGGCGGGCAGGGGCTTGGGGGCGGGCGGCGAGAACGGCTCGTAGATGTGCTCGAACGTCGGCCCCGGGCAGGGGTAGACCTCGCCGTCGTGGCCGGTGATCAGCATGTCGCCGCGGCCGAATCGCAACGTGCCGGTCTTGCTGCCGATCAGGTATAGGTCGTCGTTCTCGTGCGAGACTGGGTGGCCGTTGTACTGGAACGACCACGGCAGCCCGCGATAGGTCGGGACGCCCTGATCGACGCCGTGCTTGACCAGCTCGTCGAACGTGATCGCGTCGACGACGACGGGACGTTTGCGATAGGCGGCCATCGGATACGTGTCCCCGGGCAGGAAAGTCACGCCCATCGGCCCCACGCGCCCCAGGCCAGCCCGAGGGCGACGCCGAGGCGGAGGAGCAGGCCGGCGAGGATGCGGCGGAGGAGGTTCATGTGAGGACGGCGTGATCGGCGAGGGCTTCGGCGACGCGGCGTTGGGCCACGGCGAAATAGCCGGCGTCCTTCTCGATCCCGATGAACTTGCGTCCGGTGCGGATGCAGGCGACCCCGGTCGTGCCCGAGCCCATCGTGTTGTCGAGGACCGTCTCGCCGGGGTTGCTGTAGGTGCGGATGAGGTAATCGAAGAGGGCGACGGGCTTCTGGGTGGGGTGGAGGCCGGGGCCACTCGGATTCGGGAAGTACAGAACTGACCGTGGGTAGCGGCGGCCATCGGATTCGGTCGCCACCCGCTTTTGATTGGACCTTGAGGCCGCCTTACCTATGCAGCCGGTTCGCTCAATCGAATACGGTTCGCCATCGACCATCTGTGGGTTGTACGTCATCGCGGGCTTGCTGCCGTTGGAGCAGCCGGCCGGGGAGAAGACGATCACGTCCTCGTGGGCCTTGAGCGGGCGGAACTTCGCGTCGAGGAAGCCGCCGGCCGAGGACTTCTCCCAGACCAACGCGTACTTGAACCACCCCGGGTTGCTGAGGATCAGGGCCGACGTGAAGGGCTGGCTGGCCGTCGTGACCACGCAGCCCCTCGGCTTGATGACCCGCTTGTAGTGGGCCCACAGCGGCTCGAACGGGATCACGACGTCCCACCTGCAGGCGGTCGTCCCATAGGGCAGGTCGGCCGCGATCAGGTCCACGCTTCCGTCAGGGATCCGCCCCATCATTTCGAGGCAGTCCCCGTGCCAGAGCGTCGCGGGCCCGTCGGTCACTTCTCTGCCTTCTCCCACAGCTTCTCCCACGCCGGCTTCGCGTCGGGCCGGATCGGCCGATGCTCCCCGCACCAGCAGTCGGCGGCGACGAGCGGGAACTCGGTGGACAGCGTCTCGACCACGGCCACGACGGGCGGCAGCCGGCGACAGTCGCCCAGGCCCTCGGGCACGGCCACGGCCGGCGGGGCATAGAAGCGGCAGCCGTCGCAGCGGGGGGCGGTCATCTCACGAAGAGGAGGAGCACGCAGACGACCGCCGTGGAGGCAGGCCAGGCGACGAGGGCATTAGCGCCGCACAGGATCAGCATCGCGCCGAGGCCCAGGAACAGGCCGATCGAGAGCGGGAGCGACCTGCGGAGTGCGTCGGCCAGCGAGATCAGGGGTCTCATCGTCGTCGTCATCCCAGGGCACCGTGGGGCAGAGCTTGAAGATCAGGGCCAGCGCGGCGGCGAGGATCAGGATGTGCAGCCCGGCGTCGGCCAGGGCGTGGCGGAGGCGTCGCAACTCAGGCGGCGGGCGGGGTCGTCTCGATGCCCTGGCGGGCCATCGCGAAGGCCATCTCGACGAGCTGCAGCGCCTTGTTGAGGTGCCGGCCCTTCGGCGTGTTGGCGAGCACGACGCGGGAGAACTGGTCGGCGGCGCCACGGACCTCGAAGGTCGCGGCGCGGGCGGGCTCGGTGTCGATCGGCGGGCCGAACGCGGCGTCCACCTGGGCCGTCTCGCTGGCCTTGCTCGACGTCTTCGGTCGCGTGCTCACGGGCTAACCCTCGTGTCCTGCCGATATCCGAATTCGAGGTCGCGTCGCCTGTCGTCGGCGGACTCGGCGGCGTCCCTCATGTCACGGTAGTGGAGGTCTTCCAGGGCGATCCAGTCCCGCATCAGGTGGAGCTTGAGGCGCCTCCACCAGCGCGGGTATTCGGTGATGTGGACGCCCAGGTCGTGCCGGCCGCGTCGCTGGCGATCGGTGCGGACGATCAGCCGGACGTTGCCGGCGTCGTCGGTCTCAAGACTGGTCGGGGGCTGGGCTGGCAAACGTGGTCAGACCTTCGGCGTGCCCTCGACGCCCCGCTTCTGGCGGTCCCGGGTCCGCTTCTCCAGCCAGAGGAGCGCGGTCTCCAGGTGCGTGAGGCAGATCGTGTTCTCGCGGCAGGCGGCCTTGGCGTTGAGGGCCTGGATGCGGTCGATCAGGACCTTCAGCACCTCTTCATTCGTGGTGCCGTCCTCCACCGTGGCGAAGAACCCGTCGCGGGGTTCCTTGCGGATGAAGGTGAGGACCTGCTCCGGGGAGCCGTCCATGTTGGCGAGCGAGTACTTGTGGCCGGGGATGATCGGGGTCATTCGGTGCCCTTGTCGAGTTCGGCGAGCCAGGCTTCGGCCTCGGCGCCGTGCTCGGCGACGAGCGAGCGGCGTTGCTTGGCCGTGAGCCGGGCCTTGAATTTGATCTTCCGCTCGGCGAGCCTGCGGCGGCGCTCGATCAGCTCCGTTTCGCGTCGCTCGTGGTCGAGCCTGCGCTGGAGCGCCGGGCGGACGCCGTGGCAGCCCATGCACACAAACCCAGAATCGCGGCGACGGCAGGCACCCCCGCAGGTGTTGCAGGGGTCGTTGCCGCATCGGTCCGGCGTGTGGGAGAGGATGCCGAAATAGGGTGCGGCGAGGTCTTCATGCGCCACGCGACGCGGCCCCGAAGAGGACTTCGAGGATCGTCGGGTCCACGCGGCCGGCGGCCGACTTGAGGCGGCACGCCTTCGTCTCGCTGATGCCCAGGATGGCGCCGGCGTCGGCGAGCGTGACGCCCCGCTTATTCAGCCCCGCGACGATCTTGGCGCGAGCGGCGACGATCTCGTCGGCGGTGAGCCTCCGCTGGCGTCGGGGGGCGGCGGCCCTCTCGACTCGCGAACCGCTGGGGCGGATCCCTACCATCGGGGCTCGATCCTCATGGTGTGCGTCGTCGCGTGCCTATTAGGGACGTCTGCAACAATGGTTGCGATCGGGGGCAACGTCGCCCGGACAAGTGTGCATCGCGGAATGACTTGCGTCTTTTTTCGCGGTTGCATCGGTGCCGCGCGGAGTCGCCTCAGCCCTCGCCGTCGGTGGACATTTGTGACCAACCGTGAGGGTCGGGGCGGGCCTTCGGCGGGCGGCCGGGCCTGCGGCGGGTCTCGCGGCCGGCGACGACCAGGCGGATCCCCAGCGGGCCGGCGAGGCGGGCGGCGGTGCTCAACCGGATGTCGTCGCCGGCCAAAAACCGGCTGAGCTGGCCGGCGCTCACGCCCGTCAGCTTGGACACGGCGTGCTGCGACTGGCCGCTGGAGCGGATCTCGTCGCGGAGCTGCTGGGCGAGGTCGCGGTCACGCGCGACGGGGGCTGTGGGCGGGGGCACTGGGGCGGTTCTCCATCAGGAGCAGGGGGACGCGGAGGGACTCGGCATAGTCGGACGCGGTGTCGATCGCGGCGCCTCGAGGCGCCTTGCCGATGCGGATCAGGCGGCTGATCGCGCCGTCGAAGTAGCCGATGGCGTGGTGGCGGCCCTCGAAGTCGATCCAGATGTAGGGCTTGCCGTCGACCGAATCGACATCGCCGACGCGTGCCCCCGGATACCCATTGGTGGCGACGACCTCTGTGCAAAACCTCATGAGTTCGCCTCCGAGAATCGGCGGAGCAGGGCGGCGACCGACGAGTGCGACCACTTGCCCCCGCGCTTGGCGGCAACCCCGGCCTCATTCAATGATGCGGCGATTTGTCGATACGTCTCGCCCGCCTCACGCCTCATCTTGATCCCTCGATAGATGTGCATATCTAGCGGATCGCGGATGAGCGTCCGGCCGTCCTCGTCGAGCTGGAACCCATACGGCACCTGCCCGAGCCGCTCCCCCTTGGATCGCTTGTGCGTCATCGCCGACCGGGTGCGTTCAACAATTGTTTCACGCTCCCACTGGGCGACGGTCATCAACAGATTCAGGACCATCCGACCTCCGGCGGTCGCGGTGTCGATCGACTCGGAGACCGACGCCAGCGACTTGCCGCCGCGCTCGCCGAAGTAGCCGTCGATCAGCGACGACCAGTCCCCGAGGTTGCGGGTTAAGCGGTCCAGTTTGAATACGACGAGCGTATCGGCGTCCCCGGAGCGGAGCCGGGCGAGTGCATGGGTGAGCCCCGGGCGGTCGAGGCTCTTGGCGCTGAGGCCGGCGTCGGTGACGACCTCGACCAGCTCCAGGTCGTGGAGCTTGGCGTACCCCCGGATCTTCTCGGCCTGCAAATCCAGGGAAATGCCGGACCCCACCTGGTCTTCGCTCGACACCCTGACGTACCCAATTGCGCGCACAATTATTTTTCCCGGCGGCGACCCTGCCGAATCGACCTCCGTTGCGCCGGCGCAACGTTGCGCGTGCGCTAATTCGCGCTGCGCCTGCGCAACGGTTTTTGGTGCGCGGGCGCAATTATTGGGGGTGCGGACACCTGACGCGGGGCCCGCCCGCTGGACAGCACGGACCCGTGCTGTCCGGGCACTCCAGGTTATGCGCCGGCGCAACGACCTGGCAAGATCCGGCCACCTCCCCTATGCCCGGATTATCGGTACAGGCGTCCCCTACAGACCCCGCAGGCCCGAAAGCGACCCTAACGGGTATTATCGGACGTTGCGATCCGGGCCCCCGCCGGAGGGGAGGGCGGGGAAAATTCCGCGGAGAAATGTAGCCAAACCTGTTGACTCAGTAAACGGGTTTGGCTACTATGTGGGTGTGAGATGAAACCACCCCTCAAGCGGAGCCAGACCGATGGTTGTCTTCACCGGCGAGCGCACGATCGGCACCATGACCTGTACCCTGGACGGCGAAACCCTGCGGTTCGCCGTCGCGGACAAGGTCTTCGAATATCCCGTCAAGGACGTCCTGATCTGCCAGTCCTCGCCGCCGATCCGCAAGCGGGACCCGCGATACACCCACGCGGTCGACGGCAAGCTGCCGCTCAAGGAGGTCGAGGCCGACGCGGTCAAGGCCGCGATCGCCGCCGCCAGGGCCGCCAACCCCGAGGCCGCCCGCATCGCCGCCGCGCTCCCCGGCCTCGCGGTCGTCCGGGCGAAGTTCGACGCGATCCGCGAGCACGACGACCGTTCTGCCGCCGCGATGCGTCGGGGCGTCGGGATCGCCCCCCTCGGGTACGGCACCGACGACGTCCGGGCCGAGTACCCCCGCGAGTCCGCCTACCTCCGCTACCTGGCGATCGAGCGGTCCGCGTCCGACGGCCGGAAGGCCGACGCCGCCCGCAAGGCCGCCGCGATGATCGTCGAGGGCGCCGACCTGGCCGACGCCGAGCGGGCCGCGAACGGCTGGCTCCCCGAGTCCGCGACCTGGAATTGATCCCATCCCACCTCCACCGGAAGGCGACGACCATGACGACCGAGACGACGGGCCGGAAGATCATCCTCGGGTGGCTGGACGGCCACCGCCTCCGCAATCCGAAAAGGGGCACGACCGAGGCGTGCCGGATCAGGATCAAGGGCGGCGGCCTGGTGGATCCCGCCGACCGCTCGACGCTCAGCCCGACCGACGAGACCGAGGACTGGCCCGGACTAGGGCGGGTCCGGATCTGGATCGGCAGCTGGGGCCGGCAGTATCTCGTAGACGAGCGGGTGGCCGAGGACAGGACGGACGCGGGGGTGGAGTATCTCGGCGTGCCGGCCGACGCGATCCGCAGCGACGACATCGAAGAGGAGCACCAATCATGAGCATGTCCGAACGATTCCGCGCCCTCGGCCAGGCCCTGGCCGCGTTCGACCCCGACCAATCCAGGCTGACTCGCGGGGCCCTGGGGAAGGTCTTCACGTCGCCCGCGCAAACCCCGATGATCCTGCGGCACGTCTGGCCGGACCTCCTGGCCAACGAGGCGGCCCGCGCCCTGATCGATCGCTCGGAGTTCGCGTCGCTGCGGTCGATCGCCCCGGCGAACGGGTCGTACTGGATCGGCTACTACCAGGGCCTGGCGGGGAACTGGATGACGCCCGACCCCGGGGGCGAGCTGGCCGAACGCATCCGCGCCGCCCGCGAGTCGGCGGGCCTGACTCAGCAGCAGCTCGCCGACGCGATCGGCTCCGGCAAGATGGCCGTGAGCGAGGCCGAGCGCGGCGTCCGCGTCCCCTCGCTGGAGTGGCTCCACCGCGCGGCCGTCGCGCTGAAATGCCGGCCGTCGGACCTGGATCCGCGACTGACCGATCGCGCGGGGTAGAATCGAGGGGGCGACGACGACGACCTTCGGGGGAGGAATCGCGGATGGACTGGGTGACGACGATCGACACCAAGGCGGCCTGCCCGATCTCGACGCCGCCGGATCCGGCCCGCCTCGCCGGGCGGGCCGGGCTGCCCTGCCCTTATCCAGGGCCGATCATGCCGGACGGCCGGGGCCTGCGGATCGCGGCCATCGATCCGCCAGAATACGACGACCTGCCGCGTCGGGACGACCGCAAATACACGCCGGCCGAGGGCGAGCGGCTCCGCAACGCCCTCGATTGCCAGTATGCCGAGCTGATCCGGCTGCGCCGGTGGTCCAACACCCTGGAGGCCGAGACGGCCGCGCTCGACGATCGGGCCCGCGCCCAGGCCGCCGAGATGGAGCAGCTCCGGGCCCGCGTCGCGGAGCTGGAGGCGTTGCCCGAGGGATGGGAGGACACGAAGCGGGAGGCGCTCGCCGACGCCGCCCGCCTGGACGATGACTGCGACTGCGGCTCGCTCGGACGTGCCGGCTGCGGTTGGATCGAGCACCTAATCGACGTCGTCGAGCGTCGCAGACACTGGCCCGAAACGAAGCCGCCCGGCCTTGTCGAAGGGCCGGGCGGCGCGGGCCACGAGCCCGCATCCGGTGGCGTTCCGGTGCGCGGATGTTAGCGCGGTCAGTCGCATCGGGCAAGGCCGAAAACGCACGCCGCCCGGCGTCATCTCGCGATGGGCCGGGCGGCGCGAATGTCGGTGAGGATCGGGGCGTGATGTCGGGCTCGGGCTCGATGTCGCTCAATACCCTTTTGCACAGACAGCGTTGGGTGTAGGTCTCCGGCCAGGCGGAGGGCCCTGGCCGGTCGGACGGGGCATGCGCGGAGACCGCGTCGTGTGCCGTCCGGGATGAATAGGATCAGGGCGGGCGTTGTGGCGGGCGGGGCCCCTGGTACCGGGGGCCCCGCCCTATCGGTTTAGAGTTGCGCCGGCGGGACTCGAACCCGCGACCTCCAGGTTATGAGCCTGGCGAGCTGACCAACTGCTCCACGGCACGCCCCTATCATATCAGGATGGCGCGGTCTGTCAAACGACGGCGGCCGGCACCTCGTCGCGAGGCGCCGGCCGCCGTCGGGGTGATGTCTCGACCCGCGCGTCCGCTCAGAGGCCAATCGGGACGGGTGCGCGGGCGCCTGTCGATGCGATCCCATCGTATCGCGTTTGCCCCGAAATGGCACCGCCCTGCCCGGCCGGCGTCTTCGGCCCCGGCCCCCTGCCCGCCCGCGTTTGCTTCGAAACGACGACGGCCGCCCCGGTTGCAGGGACGGCCGCCGCTGTCGCGTCGTGGGCTCGGCATCGAGCCGTGCGAAGCATATCACGCGATCGCCACCGACGCCCGGCCGCGCGGCTCCCGCGACTTGCCGATGTGCGTGTCCTCGCCCTGGGGGCTGTTCTCGATCATATACTCGACCATCTCGCGGAGGTGGCCCAGCGTCGACGGTGCCCAGTGCATCACCCTGCCCCTTGTGTCAAACGACGCCGGCCGGCACCCCTCGCGAGGTGTCGGCCGGGCCGGCAGCTTTCTTCCCGGGCCGGTCCCGCAGACGCCAATCGGGGAGCCGGCCCTTGCAACTGGGGTGGTGAGCCCCCAAGGTGTGCTCCCATCATACCGCCCTGCCCTTCGAAACGACACCGCCCACGCCGGGGGATGGAACCCGACGCGGGCGGCATGTCGCGCTCTCGTGGGCCTCGGCATCGAGGCCGGTCGAAGCATATCACGCGATCCGCACCGACGCCCGGCCCGACGGCTCACGCGACTTGCCGATGTGCCAGCAGCGGTCGTGCTCGCACAGGTAAATATTGATGTACCGCTTGCCCGGCGGCCAGCCCGTCCCGATCAGGTCGGCCGCCAGGTCGCGCGCCCGCCGGATCGCGATCTTCCGCGTCGCATACCGGACCTTGCCGCAGACGCACCGGCCGGTCCCCGACTCGAATCGCCGGTCCCGCATCTCGACGTGGTTGCGGGCCTTGGCGGCGAATCCCCTGCCCTTGCCCCTCTTCATCGAGGATCCTCCCCGGGGGTTCAGCGGGCCGAAGCCCTCACGTCCCCGCGCCAGGCCAGCGGCGTCGGCAGCGGGATCGACAGGGCGATGCGGACCCCGAGCGGCCCGGCGATCGCCCCGAGGATGAGCCCCTCGGGCACCGAGCCGTCGCGGCGCCAGGCGACGTACCCGCCCAGGAGGCCGAAGCAGAATGCCCAGGTGGCGGCGATCTCGAACAGGTGCGTCCACACCCACTCGACGGCCGGCCCCAGCGGGTCGGCCCGGGGCGGCGTCGGCCAGGTCGGCGGCCCGATCGGCGGCAGCTCGGCGGCGCGGACGCCGTCGGTGGGGACGCGGGGGTCGCCGAGGGGGCGGGCGGTCTCCCCCGGGGCGTAGCAGAGGGCGGCGAGTGAGAGTATCAGCGTGGTCATGGGTGATGCTCCGTGGATAGGTTGGAAGTCAGGCGCAGACCGTCCGGGCCCGACGCTTCCGCGGCGGCGGCCCGCAGAGTTCGTCGACGAGCCGGATCCGCTCGCCGATCCACCGCATGCAGGGGACGGCCATCGAGTTGCCGATGGCCTTGTATCGCGGCCCGTCGGCGGCGGGCTTGCCCCGATACGGCACCAGCGTCCAGTCGTCGGGGAAGCCCTGGAGCCGCTCGCACTCACGGGGCGTGAGCCGGCGGACGGCCCAGCGCGTGGCGACCGCGATGTGGCCGGTGTGCGTGGGCAGGCACGGGCTGATCTCGCCGCTGATCGGATCCTGATTGGCGTGGAAGGCCACGGGCACCACGGGGTGATAGCCCGACGACGCCCCGCCGTCGCTGGCCGGGAGCGTGCAGGCCACCAGCAGGGTGCCCCGCCCCGTGCCGTCCTCGCTCGCGTCGAAACCGTCGCCCCGCAGCGCGTGGGCGACGAGGGTGTCGGCGGTGACGTCGTGGGCCAGGTTGTGCCGGGCCCGCAGCGTGCTCGCGATCAATCCCCCGTCGCACTCGAAGTCGGTGCCGAGTCCGCCACCCGCTCCAGCGCGTGCCGCAAGAGTGCCGGCAACGTCCTCGCCCGCGTCGCGGCCCGGCGGAGGATCCCCCGACAGGTCGTGGCGCTCAAAAAGTACCGCCGCGGCACGTCGCCAGTCTCCAAGATGTCCGACAACGAAGACGCGGCGGCGTCGCTGGGGTACTCCAATGTACTGAGCGTCCAGCACTCGGTAGGCCCACCCATACCCGAGTTCGCCCAGGCCCCCGAGGAAGGAACCAAGATCCCGTCCTCCCCCAGACGACAGGACTCCGGGGACGTTCTCCCACACGACCCAACGGGGCCGAGTCGCATGAGCAAGTCCAAGAAACTCGATCGCCAGCCGACCACGCTCGTCGTCCAGGCCCTTTCGGAGCCCGGCGACGCTGAAGGACTGGCAGGGGGTTCCCCCCACGAGAACGTCGGCTGGGGCGATCCGCCGACGCGGCCGCGCCCGGATCGACGTGAAGTCGCCGGCATTCGGAACCTCCGGATATCTGCGGGCGAGCACGGCGCGGGGGAACGGATCGATCTCCGCCACCTCCACGCACTCCCAGCCCAGCGGCGCCCAGGCGACCGACGCCGCCTCGATGCCCGAGCACACGGAACGGAAACGCATCGGCGCATTCCCCCACGACGCGGGCGCACTCCGCCCGCGATGGCCTCGGATCCATCTCCCCCGCCCGCCCCCGGCGGCCCGGGGCTAACGCCTCGGCGGCGGCTCGTTGAAGCCGATGTGCTTGGCGTACAGCGCCAGGGCCCGGTCGGTCGAGTCGGCGACCGTGGTCCTGTCGTGCTCCGCGAGCCGCTCCGCCCACGCCTTGTACTCGGGCGTGCCTCGGAGCTGGATGACGATGGGCTTCCGCTTCCACTCGTCGGGATTCCGCTTCCCCTTGGGCATTCGTCGCTTCCGGACCAAGGTGGTGGTCATATTCGCCTCATTGCACGACCAGCGGCCCCAACCTACCGGGGGACATCCCAGGCGACAAGATCGGGAGCAAGACAGGTTACAGACTCAGTACAGCGTATCGTACAGCATACGGCAAGATCGCAATCTGAAAAATAATGAGATTGCGGTATTGATCTCGGTACAGACACGTCGTATAGTGATTCCGTCGGGTCGAGCGGCGACCCATCCCGCATCAGGAGCGAGATCATGACGACGACGGAAGCCACGACCGGAGCGCAGCCCGACGCCTGGGAGTCGTTCGACGACTTCCGCGTCTCGATCACCGACTTCCCGGCCATCCGCGCCGACCAGGACACCTTCGCGGGCTACCTCCAGGATCAGGCGAACTATTACCTGAGCCTCGACGACGAGTTCGCCCACAAGCTGGCCGAGATGCTGGCCGCGGAAGCGACCAGGATCATCCACCGCGGCCAATGAAAAAGGGCCCGTGCGAGTGACGGCTCGCACAGGCCCCAGGTGAGCAAGCCCCAAGCCCCGACCAAGAGGATTCGAGCATGCTGACGACGCGAAGGATAACACACCCGGCCCTCCCGATCGACCCGTTTCTCCTGAGCCTCGACGACGACTATTGCCGCCGGGTCTTCCTGGACGCCACCGAGGGCTACCTCCCCGGCAAGATCCTGCCGCGCTTCACCGCCCGCCAGGAGCGAGACTATCAGGTGTGGATCGACGAGCTGTGGGAGGTCTCGGCCGAGGACGGCTGGGAGCCCCCGCTGTACCCCCGCGAGCGTTACGAGCGGCGGTCGGAGGTCGAGTTCCGCACCGCCGACGAGGCCGCCGCCGCCCTGCCCGCCACCGACGACGAGTGGGCGGCCCGCATCATGGAGACGACGTTCGCGGCCGACGCCTGGGCGATGGCCGCCGCGATGCCCTGACACGGAGACGACGACGATGGAAGCCCGCTATTACGTCCAGGCCAACACGATCTTCCGACGGCCGCAGCACGGGGCTTACCCCCTGGCATTCGACCTCGATCGCGTCTGCGAGATGCTCAATCGCTACGACGCCTTGCTATCAGAGGTGTCGACGCACGCCCCCGAGGAGGTTTGGGCCCTGCATCCGCCCGGCGATCCGACCGGACTCGTGCCCCCGATCGACGACCCCGGATGCGACGTCTTCCTGGCCTGCCCCTCCAAAGAGGACGCCGAGAAGCTGGCCGAGAACCAGTCGCAATGGTTCGACGGGGTGAACCCGACCCCGATCCGTCTGAAGTGATCCCCCCCCACGGACCCGCCCGCCCCGCGAGGGGCGGGCCCTGCATCGGAGACGACGACGATGAGCAATCTCCCCGCGATCCCCGGCAGCCCGCCCGCGACGGCCGGCGTGCCCGCGATGTCCGTCAACGACCTCATGGCGGTGGCCAAGCAGGTCGCAGCGTCCCGCCTCTTCCCGGGCGTCCAGAGCGAGCAGGCCGCGTTCACGCTGATGATGCTCTGCCAGGCCGAGGGCCTCCACCCGATCAGCGCGTTGCGGCGGTATCACATCATCCAGGGCCGCCCGTCGATGCGGTCGGACGCCATGCAGGCCGAGTTCCAGCGCCAGGGGGGCGTGGTCCGCTGGGTCGAGTCGTCCAACGACGTCTGCATCGCCCAGTTCCTCCACCCGGTCCACGCCCCGGAACCGGGCCTGACCGTGACCGTCCGCCTGGCCGAGCTGGCGAAGGCCGGCGTGACCGAGTCCAACCCGAACTACAAGAAATGGCCCCGCCAGATGCTCCGCGCCCGGGCCATCTCCGAGGGCGTCCGGGCCGTGCTGCCGGGCGTCGTCGTCGGGATCTACTCCGACGTCGAGGTCGAGGACATGGCCGCCGACCGGCCCCACCACGCCCCCGCGCAGCCCGCCGCCATCGACGTGACCCCGCCCCCCTCGGCCGGGCCGTCGCTGGGGAGCGTGCTCGACGACGCCGCGTCGTGGGCCAACGACGAGCTGCTCAAGCTCGCGTCGTCCTACGGCCAGACGGTCGAGGACGGCGACATGCTCACCGCGATCGACCTGCACGCCTGGACCCTCGGCGAGTGCGTCCGCCGGGGCATGATCCCGGCGAAGCAGGCCAACGGCAAGGCGACGGCGGCCGGCTATCGGGAGCAGCAGCTCGAGAACCTCCTGGCCACCCAGCCCGCCGTCATCCGCTCGATCATCACCGGATTCGGCCGGTCGTTCCTGGCCGACGCCAAGGAGAAGATGCTCGCCCAGGCCGGCGTCGGCGACGCGGCCGAGGCGGCTTTGGCCAACTGACCCACACCGACCCACACCATCCCCCACCGCAACGGAGCGACGACGAATGTCCGCGAATCGAATCCGCCACCTCATCCCCTCCGACGCCGACCGCGTCATCGAGCGCGTCGCCGCCGACCTGGAGCAGCTCGGCCACGCGCTCCACCACGTCGCCCCCGAGGTGACGTCCGTCCTCGCCGGCGACCCGGCGTTCCGGGCCTCGGACGACCCGATCAAGTCGCTCATCCTCCTGAGCCGGGCCGCCGTCCGGTTCCAGCTCCTCTTCGAAACGGCGGAGGACCTGGCCGACGAGCTGGCGAGGTCCGCCGCCCACCACGTGGCCGCCGGCGACTCCTACGAGTGGGCCGACTGGCGGGTCTCCCGCGTCGGCGACCGGCTCGTGGCCCAGCCGGTCGCGACCCCGGCGAAGGTCTCGGCCACGCGGCTGGAGCAGCTCATCAATCTGCTCATCGAGCGGTTCCGCAGGCTGGGCGGCGGCACCGACCCGAAGCCGGAAGGGGGTGCCCTTTGATCGCGATCCCGCATCGCTGGCGATCGGAGCCGGCCTACACCAGCGAGGCCGCGACCGACGTCCGGGGCGCCGTGCTCGAAGCGGTCGCCAAGCGGGCGGACCTCAGTGGGGCGTACCTCCGTGGGGCGTACCTCCGTGGGGCGGACCTCAGTGGGGCGTACCTCCGTGGGGCGTACCTCAGTGGGGCGGACCTCAGTGGGGCGTACCTCAGTGGGGCGGACCTCAGTGGGGCGTACCTCCGTGGGGCGGACCTCCGTGGGGCGGACCTCCGTGGGGCGGACCTCCGTGGGGCGTACCTCCGTGGGGCGGAC